TCACTTGTCGGGGTCGCGTTCGCGTAGGTGCGGAATGGTGCTGGGTCGGGCTTGGCGGTTGGTGAATGATTCCCGTAGTTGTCGTGCGTTGGCGTTGGCCACCATCACGGCCTGCTCGGCGCGCTGGAGGCGGTTCTTGGCCTTGCCGTAATTGGGTGCGTGCTGGGCCACCGATTCATCGATCCAGCTGTCGCCTATGCCAACACTTCTCAGGTAGGTGGGGAGTTCTTGCAGCAAGGTGCCTAGCTCTTCCTTGGATGCCTTGCGCACCATCTCTTCGGCCACCGCGAGTTTGTTGTCACGGCTGCTGTCGAGCAGGCGTTCGCAGCGGTGCCAGTACCGGCTGGCCCTGCTCTCTGCGGCGGCGTCGCCATGCGGCGATAGTTCCCGGAAGACCTTCTCCATGTCCGCCTGGGCCTCGTCACGTCGCGTCTCGACTAGCCTCACGGCGTCGTCGATCGCCTTGGCGGCAGGGCTTTCTTGGAATTGATCTATCTGCATCCTGTAGCCGTCGTCGCTGTACAGGTGCTCAACTTCTTTGAGCTTGTCCAGGTGCTTGGTGTATTCCTTGCGGGCGTTCTCGAATATCGAGTAGGACTGCTCAAAAGCCGTGCCCTGCAAGTCGCCTAGAGCCTTCGCGTGCACGTTACCCGGCTCAAGACGAGAGTCGGGGTGTGGTGATCGTTCGTAGCGCTCTCGATGCGGGTACAGCGATTGGGCGCCGGGGTAAATCGAGTCCGGGTCGCCAGGCTCGGCGAACATGCCGTTACCTACCATGATGTTCCTTCTCTGTCTGGGTCCACAGTTCCGTTGCGGCTGTGGCCTGTTCGGGTTTTGATTCGGCGAAAGTGTCGATGGTGTGGCGCCAGCGGTACCGGTACGCGCCGTGCAGTAGGGCACGCACCATCACTTCGTCATCGACAGACAGGGCCAGGGCGATGAGTCGTGCGGCGGTGTCGTCGTCTTGGACCTGGGCTACGCGGTCGATAGCGTCTCGCTGTTCCAGGACGCCCAGAATGTTGTTGGGGCGCGGTTGGTTGAGCAGCTGCGCGGCCAGTGCTTCGCGCCGGGTCTCGGCGGTCGTCATTGTTGCCTCCATGGTTTGATGGTGCGGTATCCCGTTGCTCGGACACATGTTTTGTGCCGCTAGGGGAAATCAGCTCGGCATCGTCCGTGTGCCGTTGTTGCGGCGGTACTGCTGGTTTTGGGCGGACTGGGCTTTCTGCATCGCCTGATCTACTCCAGTACCCACGGGAGCGTTGAAGTTGATGGACTGGTCCACTTGAGCGCCATTGCCGTTGGGACCGGCGCTGCCGCTGGAGAAAGCGGAGCCCATGTCGCCGAAGCCGGTGCCGGGGATTTGAGCACCTGCGATGACGGGGTTGATATCGCCGGGTGCGCCTTGGAGTTGAGCGGCGTCCATGCTGCCGAACGGAGCCGGAATGATCGTCTTTATCGCATCGACGATTCCGCTGCCGGACCCGGACATGGCAGCGCCGGTGATGTTGGCCATGAGTGCCCCGCCCTCGCCGAGTAGGGGTTTCCCATCGGAGACGTTGCGCAGGCCCCCGAAGAACTTCAAGAGGGTCGATCCGGCTTGCATAAAGCCCCATTGCATCGGGTCCGAGAACCCCGGAGGCAGAAGCGATTCCTTGAGCCCACCAATACCGATGTCGGCCAGGCCGCCGAAGTCCGGCAGGATCTCGGAGATTCCCTCCATGATCTTGGCGTACGGGTTGTTGCCGCCACCGAAGCCGCCACTGGAGCCACCGAGGTCTAGGGCCGCTCGGTCATCCTTGGCCTGCTGTAGGTCGCGCTTGAGCTTGTCGACCTGATCGCGCTTGCGCTGCTTGGTGGTCTCTTTCGCCTTCGGGTTGGACTCCAGGTCGGCCAACTCTTGCTCGGTGACATCCAGGCGGTTCGACAGGTCCGTGATCCGGTCGTCGGCTTCCCGAGACTGTTTCGATGAGGCACCCGATCCCGAGGAGCCCCCGAACCCCATTGCCGACACCGAACCACCAGAGGGCAGGGAGATGCTGCTTGTCGGCAGACCGACCGCTGCGGCGCCAGATCCTCTGCCAGAGCCGAGGATGACGTGAAGGTGGTTCATGTGGTTCTGGTTGTCATCACCGCGGTTAGGCATCTGCTTGCCCTGAGTGAACGAACCGCCATACCCGTAGCTCTGCTGGCGCCAGATAAACCCGTTGAGATTCAGGGCGCTGGCATTCTTGGCCAACATCGCCGCAATCGCATTACCCAAGGCCATACCTTGCGGGGTGTTGTAGTCCGGGATCATGATGTCGATCGCGTTGCCCGACGAATGTTCGCCGTACCCGTCCTCGGAGCGCCTGCCGCCGATGGATTTGATCTGCGGCCACATCCGCATCACCAGGGACCGCAGATAGTCCGCGCCAGGGTTCAGGCCCTCGGCGTAGCCCGGTGCGCGCATCATGTCGGCCAGGTATGCGGGCGAGGGCACCCACCCTGAATTCAACGCGGCCACGATTCCCGCGCCGTGCTTCATGCCCTTGGCGGTGACAACGCCTTCGCCGTTGGAGAGCCACGCAAGGATTGAATCGGAAGTACCTGAGCCGGGTCCGCGTACCAATCCGCCACCAGAGAAGCCTTGTAGGGATTTACCCCATGAGTTGAGTTTGTCGGCGCCGGGGATCTGGAACCCGAATACCTCAGACGGGATAGAGGTAAGGAATGTGCCTAGCAGTTTCAGGGGCGCTTTGATGACTGCGGCTAGTCCTGAGAATGCGGATGTGACAGCGTCTTTGATCGCGCTGGAGGCGCTGGAGATGCCTGACTTGAGGGCATCCCATCCTGCGGAGAACTTATCGAGTATGGGTGATACGAAGTCCCACGCGGCGCTGATCGCGGTCTTGATACCGTCCCATGCCGGTTGGATTGCGTTGTTCCACAACCACATTGCGCCTTGTCCGACGAGCTGGCCGACCCGCACCCAGTTGTTGAAGATGTCGGAGACAACCTCCCACGCGACACCGATGACGGCTTTGATGCCATTCCAGGCCGGGGCTATCGCGTTATTCCACAACCAGGTGGCGGCGGTCCCGATAGCGGTGAATGCCAGTTTCAGGCCGGGGAATACGGTGGTCGATAGCCAATTCCACACTGCCGATATCGCTGTCTTTATTGCCGCCCAAGTGGTTTGGACAATCTTTCGGAATGTCTCGTTGCGGTTGTAGAGCACGACGATTCCGGCCACTAAACCGGCGATGGCGGCGATGATCAAACCAATGGGGTTGGCGGTCAAAGCGATATTCAGCAGTGCTTGGACCGCGGCCCACGCTTTCGTGGCCACGGTAATAGCGAGCATCACCGTCTTGTAAGCAACTAGACCGGCGACGAGAGGGATTAGGAAGTCTTTGAAGCGGACGATCAGGTTGACCGCGTTCGACAATCCGGCCACCAGCGCCGGACCCACGGCTGATAGGACCCGCCCGAACGCGGCCCCGATACCGGACAGGGCGGCACCGATGTTTCCGGCTGCCTGGCTGACGGCAGGGTTCTCGAAAGCGTCCTGCATCTTGTTCGTGAAACCTGTAAGGCCGTCCCCGATACTGGACAGGGGGCCTTGGACCTTCTCAAACAGGGTGATGGCCAGGGTTTCGGCGGCGTTCTTCAGCCGCTCAATGACCCCCGGTAGTCCTTGGTTCTGGGCTGCGGCGAGCTTGGCAGCCGAGCCTTGCTTTTCCATGGCGTCGCGCATCTGGTCATATCCAGCAGCACCGTCCTTGGCGGCGATACCGGCCAGGCGGGCCGCATCGGAGCCGAACAGGGTTGTGGTGGCCGCTTGGTACATCTCTGGTGTCATCCGCTGGGAGGCGGCCTGTAACTGCCCGAATAGCTTATCCAGCCCCACGAATCGACCCTGGGCGTCATAGACGGTCAGACCCAGCTCTTCAATAGCGCCTTGTGCCGGGTTACTGGTGTCCGTCAGTGCCAGCAGCGCCGACTTGAGCAGGGTTCCCGCATCGGAGCCTTTGATGCCGTTGTTGGCCAGCAGGCCGATCGCGGCGGCGGTGTCTTCGAGCTTGAGGCCGAACTGATTGGCGACCGCGCCACCGGACTGCAATGCCTGTGCCACGTCGGTGATTTCCGCCGAGGATGCGTTGGCCGCATTCGAGAGAACATCTGCGGCCTTGGCGGCGTAGTCGGCTTTGAGACCGAAGGCCAGCAGGGCATTGGCTTGAATCTCGGCAGCCTTGCCCGCATCGACTTGCGCAGCAGCGGCCAGCTGCAGGGTGCCCTTAGCGCCGGCAATCGACTCATCCACCGAGAAACCCGCCTTAGCGAGTTCGGTCATGGCCTGTGCCGCATCAGCAGCCGAGGTGTTCGACAACGTCATGTCGTTGCCGAGGGCCTTGGCGGTGTCGCGGAACCGCTGCATGACATCTGCCGAAGCCCCTGTGACACCCGAGAGGGTGTTCATGGTCTTCTCGAAGTCCAAGCCCTTGGTGACAACCGCTGAAACACCGCTCGTGGCCAGGCTCGCAGCCTTAGTCATCGCATTAGCGGCTAGGTTTCCTACCGCGGTACCTGCAGCAACAATCCCGGTTGTGCGTAGTGCACTGGAGAACGAGTCGCCGAACCAGCGGCCCGCACGCCCACCTTCCTGACGCGCGGCATCAGATGAGCCCGATAGGAGTCTGGATACCTGGTTACGTATCGGCTTGGATGACTTGTCGATCGCAGACTGCGCGTCGGAGGCACGCTTCTGCGCACGTGCTACCGCATCCAAGTCCTTGGCGAGTTCACTAGCCGCGGCCTGCTGCTTACGCATCGCCGACGCATGCGCTTCCGACAAAGCGGTGAGCTTCGAGCCCTTGGTTCCCGCCTCGCGAGCCTCATTCAGCTTTTCCAGCGCTACCTTGAGCTTGCCCGCGGCGTCAGCTTCTTTGTCGCGAGACTTGGCGACCGTTTCGGAGATCTTTTTAACCTGATCCGCAGCGGTTTTCGCCTCGTCAGCAAGGGCTTTAGCGTAGGCGGAGCCGGTCTTCTTGGCCGCTCCAATTGCTTGCTTCTGGACGTTGTCGAAGAGCTTGCTGATGCCCTTATTGACCCCATCAAACCTGACGGTGGCCGACACATATCCCGATGAAAGTTCAACTGCCATCTGTTGCCCCCTTCGGGCAATCGGTGCAGCCGAGCCATTGAGGGGGTATTCAGTTGTGAGCTACATCGACGCCTTAAGCACTTCTAGCTCCACGCGCCGGATCATCCAGTCACGCCCTCGGCGCTCCGCCCGTAGGTACCCTGTCTTGCACCACTGGCGTACGCAGCGAGCCGACTTTCCAATCTCAGCAGCAGCTTCCGCTGTTGTGAGAAATGGTGCCCGATCCTCTTGTGGTTCCGCCGAATTGTTGCCGCTAGCGGAAACGGCAGAGAGTCGGACAGCCAGGAGGAACTGATACAAGGCCGGACGATCCTTCTTTATTCGCGTCCGGTAGTTGCCATTAAGGTCCGCCTTGAGCTCCAGAAAGCGTGCGTAGTACGGCGGGACGATCAACGAGAAGTCCGTCGTCAGGTAGTCCTCGGCCTTCTTCAAACGGAGCCCCCCTCAAGCCGCAGAGACCACGCGATGCGCGCGGCGTCGGCCAGATGGATGCGTTGATCGGGGTCGCTCTTGTTCTCCAGCTCGCCAATCATGGCCTGGCAGATCTCTATCGCCAGCACCATCAGCGCCCCGGTCACTACCGGCAGCACATACGCGGGCGAACCCACAATCGAGACGTACTCGTAGAACACGCGGTGCACGTCCTCGGCGTTACCTGAGGATGCCAGCATGTCGAACGCCATCCGCCGACCCATCAACTCCGACGCGGCGGGGGTGGGCACTGCCACCACACCCCCCTCACTCGCGTAGACATCACACAACGTGGACCACGGCTGATCCTCCAGCGCTTGAGCTTTCGCCTGCGCTGCCTGTTCACGCGCCTCAGCAAGTCGGCTCACTGCCATTGCCCCAACTGGTAGCGCCTATTGAGTTCCTCTGTGGTCCAGGGCCACCCGCGTTCCTCGAAGTACTGACGGGTGCTCGCTAACCAGTCGCCGTGGGCATCCATGATTTCGTTCTCCAGCTTTTGGAGTGCGTTTATCTCCAGCATCTTCGGCAGTAGATCGGCGGCCTTCGTTGGAGGCGTGACGATCCAATCGAATCTGGCTGCCACTACGCATACCTCGGCCCATTCTTCGGCTGTCAGATCGTCGTCATCATTGGTCATTGCGCTTGGCTTTCGGTAGTGGTGTCGTCGTCCATGGCTTCCCAGTTCCAGCTCAAAAGGGCCTTACCGCAGGCGTCATGGCCGTATCGGCGTGGTGCCGATTCGTAGGAGTTGACCAACCGGTAGCAGATGGGGCAGTTCTGATACAGGCGTAATTGCGTCATGCCACGTCCCTCTTCTGTCGGAAGTTCGGGTGCAGGGGGCAATCGGATAGGTCGTCTAGCCGTCCCGCGTCGTCGCATTTGTTGGGGCAGCTGTCGATAGCGGCCCGGATGGCGCGGCGCTCTGCCTCGATGCGGTCGGCCTTGAATCGATCAAGGGTCTCTTTGCGTTCGCGTTCCAGACCGCACGGCGGACAGTCGGGTGGGTTCTCTACGCCGAAGTGCTTACGACAGCGGGGTTGTCCGAGATGATCGAGAAGGGGGGCGGGGGGCGGCGTCGCCGCACCCTCCTCTAAAAACCTAAGTACATAACCTAAAGGCGCGTCATTTCCGCTGGTAGGAGCTTCGGTCTCTTCCGGTACTTTTGACATATTTTGCCGGTACTCGGGTGCATTCTCTGCCGGTAAACCGATCGGAGTAGCGGCATATTCTGCCGGTACTTCTACGGGGCAAGTAGGCGACACAGTGTCGGGTATTACTAGCCGATACTGATCCGACTTCCCTCGGCTGCCGCGCTGACGCTCCGTGACCAGCTCCAGCCAGCCCAGCTCTCGGGCCAACTTGAATGCGTGCCGGACCGACCGCTCGCTTAGCCCTGTATTGGCCGCAATGGTGCTCTGGCGCACGCTAAACGTGTCCTCGGTGCCGTACGTCGAGTAGACCGCGCAGAAGCACAGCGCCAGCTTGTCCGCCGCCGAGAAGTCCGTAGAGCGGAGCATGCCTTTGTTCCATGTGTGCCGATGCCACTCGCTCACGCGGCCTCCTTAGGGTGCCACCGCGACCAACAGGGCATGTTTCGTCGCCGCCCGTTAGGCCACTTACACGGGAGCCCCGCAGGCTCACCGCACTCGGGGCAGTCGCGCAGATCAGCGCCTGTCACCGTGTATGCGGTGGCCCGTGCGGGGCTCCCTAGCTCTTCGGCGTAGTCCAAGTGCACTCACCCACCTGCCCTGTCGAGGCGGTGGAACGTGACCAGCTCACTAAGGGTGAAAAAGAAGCGCCGATGACACTGGTAGCACGCCAGGTCCTGGCCCTCACGTACCCCCTCGGTCATCGTCGCCACCCACGCTTTCATGTGGCGGGTGCACACTGCGACGCTTGGGCAGGTTCCGTGAAACACCGCCACCCACTTCGCCGGACGGTCACAGCCGCCGTGATGCTGGCACGGAACCGTGGCGTCATAGTTCTCCACCATGCGGCGGAACAACTCGTCGTGAATGTCCTGTGTGCGCATCGATTTGACGTTCACCGTGCCACCGCCTGTACCGCCGACAGCAGCCGTTCCACCGAAGCCGTGTCATAGTTCTGTAGGTTGGCTAGGAGGTTCGACAAAGCGCCCAATAGCTCATCACGCTTGGATCTCGCGGCCATCTGATTCGAAATGCGTAGGCAGTCAACGCATTCCTGCTCAACCCACCACAGGCCCGTCTTGGGGTCTTCGTATTCCTGGTCCCGAACCTCGCCCGGCGCCCGGTAGTCCTGAACCTCATGCATAGCCCCGTAGTCGAAGCGGCTGTCGTCTATCTCAACAACCTCTCCGCATAGCGTTCTGGCGGTCGTATCGCCTGCGGCGCGCGCCTTCTCTAGGTCCGCCGTGTAGAACATGTGCTCAAGAAACGGGTTGCGGGGCAGACCGTTTCGGTAGTTATCGCGCAACCGATCCAACTCGGCATCCGTGTAACCATCGTGGGGGTCACCGAGGGCCACTTTCTGCATGCACTCGTCATGGTCTTGGTAAGCGCGCATGAGAAGGGCATGGCGGGTACGTCGTCCGCAGTGGTCGCATTTCAGCTCGCACACCTCGCGGTGCCCGTCACCGAATGGCGTGTAGAGCCCCAAGCCACCGAGCACGTGGTTACGGGGGTGGACACATGTTCGCAGCTGGCCGCATTCGCAGCACAGAGCTTGCCGTGAACGCTCAGATGGCTGTAGATTCATGGTGACTCCTGTTCTCAGATGGGTAGTCGGAGTGGCCCTCGCCCGGTGTTGACGCACCAGGAATTACGGGGGCCATTCGCATGTCTTCGGTCAGGTCGGCGGCAGGATCGAGACCTAAATCGGGATGAGATTCCTGCGCCAGGTGCTTCATGCTGCGGTGTCCAGTGCGGCGATAAATTCGCGGAGGGCAGCGTCCGACACCACCCGCCTCTTGCCGACTTTGAAGCTGCGTAGCTGGCCGCTAGCTATCAACTCATAGAGCTTGGTGCGGCCAACTAGCAACCGGTCCATAACCTCTTCGAGCGGATAGAGACGCGCGTTAATCTGCGCGGCTAATTCATCCATTGCTGAGCCTCCTTAGCTCTAGAAAATCCCCTGGTAGACGGCTATGAAATTGCATTCTGGTCCATACACAGCCCCTGGGGTCGCTTTACATGCTACGCGCGGACGGACCCGAATACAATCGAATACGCGCGGGCGTGGCGCATTCTGGTCGAACTCATGCGACACTAAGGCGGTGCCACATGTTGATGTAGATGCGAAGGCCTGGCAGTTGGCGATTGCGACGCGCGTAGGAAAGGTTCTCTACGACTACCGGCGCCGGTACAACCTGACAGCCGAGGCGATGGGGGAACGCACTGCGGCGCTTGGGTATCCGATTAGCCGCATTGCAATATCCAAGATCGAGAACAACAACCGGTCGGGAAAGCTGGATGTTGCCGAACTCATCGTCTTGGCTGCGGCTATGAACATGCCACCTCTCGCGTTGCTCTATCCAGCCCTACCGGATGGCGAAGTGGACCTACTTCCACAGCAGCCCGCCCGGTCCATAGTGGCTGCGCGGTGGTTCTCTGGCGAGATCAGCCGGTCTTCCATCGACGGGTCAACAGACCCCCACCGGATCGACGATGAGCGCGACAACCTGCGACGGATCAAACTGTCACGCCGACGGAATATCTTGCAGGATTCCATCGCCCTAGCTGAGAGGGTGGCGGCGATGTCAGAGGAGCAGCAAGCGACCTTTGTCGACGCCAACCCGGCCGCGATCCGCTCAATGGCCGACCTTGATCGGGCGGACCTAGAACGCCTCACGGCAGAAATGGCAAACCGCGGATGGGAGATCGAGCCGGATGCCTAGAGAACGTCTCCGCCCCGGCGAGCATGGCCGCATTACCCAACGGTCCTCTGGTGGAAAGTTTTTCGCGAGCACCTACGTACGCGATTCGGACGGCAAGCGACGCCGGGTAGAGCGGTCCAGCGAGAAGTCAGCCGAGGATGCTCGACGCGTCCTACAACGGCACTTGGCGAAACGCCGGACACCGAAAACTGGTCAGCTGGTGAACGAAAAAACCGCCCTCGGCGACCTGTTCGACCTATGGGTCGAAACAAAGGCTGCCGAGGACGGCGTTAAGCAACAGACGGTTGATCAGTATCGGGCGGTCTGGAGGACGCACGGCGCAGCGCAGCTGGGATCCTTGCGAGTCATCGAGCTGGAGACTCAAGACGCTCACAACTACATCCAAGGCATGGCATCTAAGAGTCAGGCCAAACGGCTGCGGATGGTGCTGACGGGGATGTACTCAATGGCGTGCCGGTTCGACGTGGTGCCCGTCAATCCGATACGCGAGACGAAGACAGTCGGCACCGGCAGGAGAAAGCCTCGCTCAGCCGACGCGACAGAGCTTAGACAGATCCGTGCCGCCGTTCGCGAGTACGCCGAGCGGAAGGCGCCGGGGCCGCGCCCTGGACGCCTTCTGCCCGCGTTCGTAGACCTGCTCGTAGCCACCGGGTGCCGCCCGAATGAAGTACTTGCCACTCGGTGGTGCGATGTAGACCTTCTTGCCGACCCGCCGACGCTCACCATCACCGGTACCTTGATCGACCACGGTCGCATCGCAGGAAAGCCCCTACATCGTCAGGAAGAGCGGAAGTCCGATGCCCCCGCGCACACCGTGATCTTGCCCAAGTTCGGTGTAGAGACGCTGACAGCACTCATCGGGGAGTCGGGTATGGACGGACCCGTGTTCGTCAATCGAGATGGCGGATGGGTAAGCCTGGCCAACCTACGGCGAGCCCTCCGCGCGGCCCTGCCCGAAGAACTGAACTGGGTCACGCCGCACAGCTTCCGGCGCACAGTTGCCACGGTCATCCGCGACGCCCACGGCCCGGACAAGGCCCAGCAGCAGCTGTCCCACGCCAAGCTGGCGACCACCGAGGCTCACTACCTACAGCGGCAGACCCAGGGACCGGATGCTCGCGGCGCCCTTGAGCAGTACTGGGAAAGTAGCGCCTGAAAGTAGCGGGAAAGTATCAGTTCATGGGCGTGTCGCCTGCCCTATAGATACCAATTTCGCCTGATAGATGGTGCGCCCGAAGGGATTCGAACCCCTAACCTTCTGTCAGTAGTTCGAAACCCGTTGACCTGCATCGACACCGAGCCTACAGACCTAGCGGAGCGTCGTAGCAGGCGACGCGCGCCTCTGCCCGACACTGCGGCCGCTTAGTGCCGGAAATGTGGTTAACGATGTTTGCCAAATTCGCCTGCCAGGTGATCCGAACTTGCAGTTTGATAACAAACCCCTTGGAAGTATCTGTGGATTTTCAACTTGGATTTACGGTTCCGCTCTAATGACAACTACAAGGGGGACTGGACCGGCGCCGTTACCGGCGCCACCAGAATGGCAGGGGATTATCGCGAAGTATCGCACCGCTATGGAGGCGGACGGTAGCCCGCGTACGACTATCGCGACACGCATGTCGCACCTTCATCGATTAGCCCGGGGACTAGGCGCAGCACCCCAGGAGGTGACTGAGGAAACTCTCACCGATTGGTTTGCTAAGCAAAAGCACTGGCAACGCGAAACTCGTCGCGGTTATCGGACGACAACTCGGGGGTTTTTCGGGTGGGCGCACGCCAAGGGGCACCTGCTGTCCAACCCGGCAGCCGGATTGGAGACGGTCGCGCCGGAGCCACCGGCGCCTAAACCGGCGCCGGACCGCGTGTGGAAGGAGTCGATTCTGGCGGCCGATGCCCGCACCATGGTCATGCTCTATCTGGCCTGTGATGCCGGGCTGCGGCGCGGCGAGGTCGCCGTGGTGCACACCGACGACCTGCTGGAGAGTTTCGGGGGATACATGCTGGTCGTGCATGGCAAGGGCGGCAAGGAGCGCACCATACCTATCTCTGACAGCCTGGCCGACATGGTGGCCGCGGGACCTGGTGGTCACACTCCGGGCCTGGGGTCCGGCGGATATCTGTTCCCCGGGGACGACAACGGTCACCTGTCTCCGCGGTGGGTGGGACGATTGTGCGCGAACGCAATGCCTGGCGTGTGGACGATGCATAAGTTGCGACACCGGTTCGCTACACGCGCATACCGTGGCACACGGGACATCCGTGCCGTGCAGGAATTGCTTGGCCATTCCTCGGTTGCTACTACTCAGCTGTATACCGCGGTAGATGACGACGAGAAACGCGCGGCGATGATGGCTGCTTCTTCTGGACCGCCCCCTCTAGCGAAGGCAGCCAGGTGGGCTGGCAGCGCCGTCGCCGGTGGGGCTGCTGCGGTGACTGCTATTGCATCAGCGGCATTACTATCTGATCAATTGCCCCCGTTATACCCCGGAAGTTAAGCGGGCGCCGGTAGGGTTACGCCGCATGCCTGCCCGTAAGTCTCCGTGGCTAAACGCACGAGCAAACCTGCTCAAACAGACCCTCAGTGAGCAATACGGGCTGTCCATCACTGAAGACACGGCCCGCGAGGACGTTTCCGCGCACGTAGATTTTGTTGCCGAGCGTATGAGGATTCAGCGACGCGCAGCCAAGGCGTATGTCACAGAGGACGTCATCCGGGGGTTAGCGGAACACATTGCCGAATGCGTCCAGGACGCGCTCGCCGCGGAGCCGGACAGCGAACCGAAGCCCCCGAGACTACGGGTCGTCGACCCCGAATAGAAGGAGGGCCACCCATCCCCCCGGGTGGCCCTCCTTCGCCCCTACGGCAGTCAGCGACCGGCGGCCACGAGCATTGCGTCCACACCGGTGGCTGCGAACTCGTTGGAGCGGTCGACGTCGGCAATCAGTTGGGCGTAGGAGGTGACGGCTTGCATTACGCCGCCTGCGGTCATCTGGCCGCCCTTGATGAAGTGGTCGAGGATGCCGCGCTGTTCGTCCTGGCTGTAGGACAGCTTCTTGGCCACGACCTCGATCACATCAGCCGGTGCGGTGAGCGGGGTGCCGCTGGTCTCCTCCAGCTTCTCGATAGCGGTCTTCACGTAGTCGACGTTCATGAAGGACGCGACGGCGTCACGGACCTGCTTCTTGATCAGGTCGTTGGCGGCATCGATGGTGTCGGCCGACCAATTCACCTTGCCGTCGTCGAGCTTCTTGCCCAGGTGGATCTTGCGCATGGCGTCGGCGTTGATGGTGAGGCCGTTGTCGCAGATCCTGATGCGCAGCTCTGGGGTGATGGTCAGTGCGCCGCCGCCGGTCTCGCTGTTGGTGACCAGCATTCCGGCGTAGACGACCGGCAGAGTGTTGGCAGCTTCGCCTCCGTGCGCGGTGCCTGCCCAGGGTGAGCGGTAGCCCTCCAGCAGCTTGGGTGCGACGACCTCCAGCTCGGGTGCGGTGACCCGCAGGTACAGCCGCTCGTCGGACAGGTCAGCGCCGCGGATGTGCTGGGCGCCGAGACCGGCCGCGCGCATGCCGTCTAGCAGCGCAAGCACGGTGTCTAGGTTGTCACGGATGCCGTACCGGTCGGACAGCACGGCGCGGACGATGCCGTGGGTGCCCGGGTACATGGGGTCGCTGCCGGACAGCATGCGCACGAGGACCTTCTTGGCGGGGTCGTGGACCCGAGCCAGCTCGTTGACGTTGGTGTCCATCAGCTCCAGGTGCTGTGCGCGCAGCTTGCGGACGTAGCGGGTGGGGATGTCGAGGATGTCGCCGAGCTGGCTGTCGGAGCGGTCGGTCATCCGGTAGGTCCCGTTGAAGTCGGTGACGCCTTCGTCGTTGATGTCGGGTGCCTGATCCGAGATGACCAGGTTGCCGCTGGTGAAACGGACGTCAGAGACGGGCATGACGACGTCCACCTTCTGGCGGTGCTGCTGCTCCAGCAGCGTGATGAGGTCGCCGACGTTGGCGTTGCGCAGGGTGCGGGCGGGCACTGCGGGCAGTGTTGGAGCGGTCATGGGTTCCTCCTGATTTGTGTTTGCCTTACTGATAGATCGAATGTATAGCGCACTATACGTTTTAGGCAAGCATGAAAAGGAATAAAGCGAGAAACCCCCGCCCATTTAGGGCGGGGGCTATCAGTAACCGGAAGTTCAGGTGGGGATCACACCGGGCCAAAAGTGGATGCGACCTTGGCGGTGGCACGGCCCAAGGGATTCGATGGCCCGGCGGATCGCGTAAACGTCGTCACCTCCCCGCCTGGCCGCGAGGACGACAGCGACCTCGTATCCGAACTCGACTACCCGGTCGCCGCGGTAGGCAAGGCACGGCGGCCGGTGGCCGCGGCCCACCCAGTCGAATGCCGGGCGTACATCCGAGTGTGGTTCGTGAGCCAGCATGGAGCGGTTGACCATATCCAGCTCGTCCGAGGTCAGTGCGATTGCAGTGCTTGCAATTGACATGATGGAGCCTTCCTTTGTGTTCGCTGAGAATTTCGATTGAACGTATAGCGTGCTATACGTTATGTCGAGGGGCTGGCCGTCAAGGCTCCACTACATCGGCTGCCCCGGTTTAGAGTTCCGCCATGAGAATTAGGCGGGGGCTATGCATCGTGGTGGCAGCGGCTGCGATGGCGGGGTGCGGCGGTGCACCGACGGAGAAGACGCCAACTACATCCACGGCGCAGAAACCGGCGATACTGCCCCAGACGTCGGTCGACATGGAGGGCTGGAAGGCCGAAATACTTGCCGCCAGCCCGGAGGCATCACCCGACATGGCACGCATGTACGAGCTGACGGTGAGCAACTGCGACAAGACCGTCGACGAGTTCGAGTCGATGATCGCCGCCGACACCGACGGCACCATGGCTATCGTCCGCCGGGGCATGCGTTACGTGTGCCCCACCCGCCTGGAAAGGGTTAACCAGGCCCAGTCCAACAACAACCAGGGCAGCCGAGATGTGGACCGAGCGTGCGCCACCTCGCCCGACAACCGGACACCACGGGAGCAGGATCTAGCCGCCGCCGCCGGTTGTTAGCGCAACCCCTGCATACCGCCCGTGACGGTGCAGCCATGCCCCGCTTACTGCGCGAATATCCTCGTTTGGCTGGACGCCAGCCAATTCCTACTACTACGCTCCCAGTAGCCAATCAGCCGGACTAGAGGCCGGTTCTAATTAATTGCGCCGGGGGTGTTGATGTCGGGCGACGAGAACGTTCTCAAGGTTGACCTTTCGGCTTTGGGCAAGCTCGGCCCTCACCTGCGGACACTCGCCGATCAACTCACAGGTAGCGTCGCGGCCAATGTTGCGCCCCCGGCAGGTGCTGATCCGGGATTGGCGGCGCTGTACGGGGTGTCCAAGGCCATCGCGGACGTGAAGCGGATCGGGGCCGCGCGGTTGAACACCATCGCTGATTTCGCCGATGAGGCTCAGCAGGCTTTCGCGATCACGGAGAGTTCACTGGCGGCCGGGTACGGCAATCTACCCAGCATCTATCAGCCACCGAAGCGGGCATAGGGGCACTCGTGGTGACGCCGCTGGATGAGTTCATGGCCAAGAAGGCCAATGACTACATGGCGGTGGTGGATACCTGGCGACCGCAAACCCGGCAGTTCAAGGAGACCTACGACGAGTACAAACGTTGGGTCGGGGCTCCAAATGGCACGGAGTGGACCGGGCGCACCTCGAACGCAGCCTATGACACGGCATCCACCGATTGCCACGGCTCGGATAACACCGACGACGCCGCCGAAGACGGCGGAAAACTCGTCGCCGCCACCATCCAATACGAAGTCGTCGAGCCACTGGTCAACGGCCAACGCCTCATCGAGAGCGTGCTGGCGCACAAGGACCAGGGTGTCTCGATCGATCAGAGCTACAACATGGCCTATCACCCGGCAGAGGGTGAGAGCGATGAGTCGATAGCAAAGAACCGCGAACATGTGGCCGACATCGAGCGCCAGGTCAAAGGGTATGTCGCCCAGTGGGACAAGGGCTGTCAAACCCTCAAGGCCCAGGCTGACGCCATAGCCCAGAAGATCACCGGCTGCATCAACCCTAAAACCGCCCTGGTCGATGGCCGCAAGATTCTGCGCGACGCCGCCGCCACACCCGCCGAACCGACTGCCCAGCCCGCCAACTTCTACAAGGACTGGTACCCCAAGGCCACCGACCCGGCCAGCACGCAGGCCGCAGCCGCTACCGCTGCCGATCCGCATGCACCCGTGCTGGGTCCGCCCTCGCCCGGCGACAAGCCCTTCCAACCCGATCCACGTGCAGGTGGCCTCACCGACAAACTGGGCGTGATGGGCATTACCGAGCCCAAAAGCCCTCTGGATAAACCGTCGCCGCCACCGGATGCGCGCACGGTGCCCGCGCCCAAGCTGGACCCCAACACTCCCCAGGGCAAAGCGGCCATCGACAAGTTCCGCAGCATCTTGGCCACGCAGTATCCGCCTGATCAGGTGGAGGCCAAGCTGTCCGAGGCCATCAAGGGCGCCCAGCAGGACCGGCCCATGGTCGCAACACCCGAACCCGGCACACCCGAGCGTGTCCGGCAATCCGGTGGTGGGGCATTCGCCGAGTCGTGGGATCAAGCTGGCCGCGCCAAGGATGACCTGCTGGGAATCAACGGCGGCGACCACGCCAAAGAGGCGTGGAAGGGCGTCGCTAAGGGGCTATGGGATGTGGTCAACCCCGATCCCGTCCACCAGGTGGAACGCGGGATCGACCAGGCTAAGGGCGCTATCGATGAGGTCAAATCCGGCATCGACAACCCCAAAGCCTTCATCGGCAAACACGGAATCGAAATCGCCGCAGGCATCGCAACAGCACCCGTGGGCGGCGAAGGCGCACTACTCGGCACCGAAGGCCGCGCCCTCACCCACGGACTCGAAGACGCTGCGCCAGGGCACCCGCCCACCCCGCACACCGCTGAACCCCACACACCAGTCACAGGACACGCGCCCACCGAACCGCCAAGCGGCACAACACATCCCGCACCAACAGTGGACCACCCGGCACCCGCAGCAGATCACAATGGCGGCGGAAATCACGGCATTCCCGCCAACATCGAACACGCTGCCGGACTCCCCCGCTCAGCCGACGACATCCTCAACGACTCACGCGCCGCACACCGCTTCGAACGCGACCAACTCGACTGGGACAGAGGCGAACAGAACCTTGCTGACCTCGCAGCCCACCGGGGCGTGCACGTCGACGATCTACCGCGCACCCCGGTGTACGACGTTGACCACCCGGCGTACACCGACAAGCACGCTGCCGACCACTCGGCTGAGATCGACCGACACACACAGCTGTGGGAACACGGCCTCAACACCCAAAGCGTCCAACAAGTCCTCGACAATATGGAGGCAACGCGACCGCCATCCTCTGACCTGCGAAGTGACTTGCGCACAGAGCTGGGAGTGCGTGGAACGCAAGACCTTATCGATGCCGGTTACAGTCCGATGGAGGCTGACAGGCTCGCGAACAACTACGCGTCGGAGCAATTCCCCGAAGGCCCCGGACTAATTCCGCAGCCTGTGATCCATAACCCGGATATCAAGTTCGGCGGGTACCGCGACGGCCTGACTTATGGTGACTGGCAAGTCAACAACGCGCTTGGTAACTTGACGAAACAGGAGAGAGACGCCTTCAAGGCATGGCTTGAAACCCAAGATCCGAACGCGATAGTAAACACCAGATTTGGCAAAAGGTGATTTGTGGCCGACGAATACTTTGAGTACTTCCTAACGAAGTTCCCTCTCTCAACCAGCGGACCTGCGTGCACCGATGAACACGTGCGCGACTACACCGGGCTGGTTCCTGATTGCCTTATCTCGTATTGGCAGGAGTACGGGTTCTCTGGCGTTGGCAACGGAATCGCCTGGCTTGTTGATCCAATCGAGTGGAAGGTCACCACCGACGAGGTCCTCCTCGACACCCTCCGACACCCTCGCCTAGACGAAAACGCGCTGTATATCCCGTTCCTACGTAGCGCCTTCGGGAAGACGTTCTTCTGGACCCCGGGGTATGGAATGTCGATAACCGTTGAGCCCGCCCGGGGATCGGCATTTTTCTGGGCACCCCCGAAAGACTCGTCGCCACAGAGCCTTGAACGCGCAATGCAGGCTTTCTTCACGGCTGCAAGGAAAGACCAGTTCGACTTCCGCGGGCGCGATGAGGAACCCATGTTCGATCGGGTGTATGAGCACCTGGGGCCGTTGCAGTTCGACGAGGTGTATGGGTTCGCGCCTGGTCTACGAATTGGCGGTGCTGCGATTGTGGAGAGCACGCACTTGTTCCAGATTCACGTGCACATGGCGTTCCTGCGTACGGCAATCGGAGACGACTGGTACGTCGCGGGCTAGCACCCGCTCAGGAGATAGAGCCGTCCACGATTTTGTAGATACTGTCACGTTTTACCTCGGCATCACGTGCCAGCACAGTGGCGCCGACACCCAACGCCTTGGCCTGTTTGACGGCCTCGTAGAACTCGGTGTCGGTCTGCTTGCGCAACACAGCCTGACGTCGACGGCGGCGGGCTAGCCGACGGACAGAAGCTCGGGCCGCCTCCTGCTCGTCCGACGAGATATCCATGCGCGCAGTATAACGCGCTATACATATGCGGCGACAACCGGCTGGTACGGGAAAACGCCCCGGCCCGAAGGCCGGGGCGTCCTCCAGCTATCGCGTGGGCCTAGGGGCGGCGGTCCTCCAGATCCGTCACCCGGTCGTACAGGGCGGTGTGTCTGCGGTTCTGCTCGCGAACGTCGCCGTGTAGGCCGCCAACTTCCTTGCGCAGGTCGGACATCTCCTCGCGGATACCGCGCAGGTCGCGCATGGCATCGGCGAATCTGTCGACCAGATACTCGACGCCGCGGACTGCGCGGTCCACGTCGTCGCGCAGGTTGGTCTCGTGCGAGTTCACTACCTGCTCCTCCACTCCTGCCAACTTCGCCTCGACCGCGTCGACGCTTTTGTTGACGGCGGTCACGTGCTTGCGGCTGGAGAAGTGCGAGGTGATGTACGCGGTGCCCCAGCCGCCGACGGCCGCGATGGTCAGCGCGGCCAGGTCCATCCAGGAATCGGCGCCCACTCCCCCGCTCACTCAGCCGGGCCGCTCGTCGGAACGATGCTGGGCGTGGTGTTGGTGTTGGCTGCTGCGAGCCCGCCACCCAACAGAATTGGGATGAGCGCCAGCCATGGCGCGATCTGGTCCTGAGTGAAGATGCCCCACCCGATGAGGAGGGTGGCACCGGTGCCTAGGACGGGGTACACCCAGCGCCGGAAGCCATCGGCGGTGTTGATGTGCGACAGGGTCGAGTCGAACACCGCAAGCAGCAGTGCGGCAACCAGATTCGCTTTGGTGGCCGTCAGAATTCCCATGGTGACCAGGAAGACGGCCAACCCGGGTATTGCGGTGTGTATGAAGGCGCGGAGATCACTCCACGTCTTGATGCCCAACAGTGAGGTGTCCTTCATGTCAAATCCCTTTCAACAGTTGCGTTTACACAGTTGCTGGACAGGTCCGCCGATTAGGCGGGGGTTTGGAGCTGGGCAGCGACGTCGAATTGGAATAGCTGGTCCCAGTTGGACCATGTGCCCGGGAGCAGGACGAGGGTGCAGCCTTGCGGGGCCACGCGGCGGATGTTGGCGGCGGCATGGTCGACGGCAGTCATGCCGTCCCACAACGCATATGCCGGGTCCCCGTACTTTCCGTGCGCGTTGGTGGCGATGAACTTGATGGCGTCGAACAGTAGGTACACCAGGTCTGGTAGCAGGGACAGCAGCTGCACGGGGTTGAGCAGCTGGCCGATGGTCCCTGCCGGGCCGGTCGTCATGAGTCCGGCGAGGCCGGACAGCGCGCCATGCAGGGGGTCGGCACTTGGGGCGAGGCCGAGTAGTTCCTGGAATGCCTGTTGCGGGAACTTTGTGAACAGGTAGATGGCGAAGTCCAGGGTCAGCTCGGCGCGGGTGAGGACCTGGTACAGCAGGAACAGCAGGCCGCGGGCGCGCGGGTACCAGTCGCCGTCGATGGAGTACGACCAGTAGCGGTCCCGTACCCATTGTGGTTGCGGCAGTTTCGAGATGCCCTCGCCCGGGTCGTTTCCGAGCAGGCTTCCCTCGGCGGGCATGGATGGGTCACCGAAGGTGGTGACGCCGAGCACGAACTGGCGCCACTCCGGCGGCAGCGCAGTGAGGCACTTCTGCACGGAGACGCCGCCCATGGAGTAGCCGAGGAGCCAGATGTTGGCGCCCGCCATGGGCCGGTACAGGCGCATGAACTCGTCACGGAACTGGTCAGTCGCCTTGTTGAAGCTGTGCGCGTCGGGTGGGTTGAGGAAGGCCCGCGAGTCTGCCCAGACTCCCTGGATCGGGTACTTGGACCTGTACACCGGCGCGACGTACGCGCCGATGGCCTTTCGCACCGCCAGGTTCGCGACGCCGTCGCCGCGGAGGGGCGTGGTGATACCCAGGCCGCGCAACCGCTCCACTTCGACAGGGTCGTTGTTCATGAAGCGGGTGATGTCCCGCACGGCCGCCGCGGTGCCGTCCGTGTAGCGGTCGTCCAGCACCACGCCGTGCTCCGCGGCGTGGCTGTTCTTCGGGTAGGCGTGCAGTAGCCGTCGCTCGATGTTGGTTACCTCTGGGCTGACGTCGCCGGGACCGTACCCGATCCATTTGCCGTCGGGGCCGTTCACGGCTTTGCCCCGAGCTTGAACCCGGCCTTACCTGCGTCTGTCGACCCGGTGAGGTGGTCGCGAATCTCAGCGACTGCCTCGATGAGCGTCTGCCATCCCAGCATCTCCCAGCGTCCGTTGATCTGCTGGAAGGTCTGCTTGTCGAAGTCCGCGGGTATCGCGGTTGGCGACGGGTCGGGCGGCTGGACCACGGGTGCCTCGCCTGGGAACTGGTATCCGGCCATGTCCTTGGCGACCTCGCCGCGGAACCAGCCCATGTCGATGTTGCCCGGGTCCCACTTCACGTTGGGTGCCGCGGTCGCATATTCCTTGTGGCCGATGACGCGGTCGGCGCCGTAGCCGAGCTTGGTGAGGACGGCGGCCGTGGCGTCGCGCATGGTGATGATCTGGGCGTCCGGCCACCGCTGCTGCTTGTCGAAGCTGCCGTCCGGCTGGATGGTCGGCCACGCGCATTCGAAGCCGATGAGCCGCTGGTTGCCGGTGTTGGCGGCGATGCCCGGGTATTTGCCGATCCCGGCGTGGTTGCAGGGGCCGACTGCGATGAGATGGCACTTGCCGTCTGGGGTGATGAGGCACTGCGACAGTGGCCCGGCAAGGTCGGAGCGTCCGTCGCGGATGCCTGCGACGGTCTCCCGGTCGTTGCCGGTGTGGTGGATCATCACGCCCCAGATGTCGCCCATCTGGCCGCCGGTGCCGCGGTCTTTCCAGCCTGCCTCTACGACCAGTCGGTCGCCGAGTGCTGCGCGTAGTACGTCTTCCAGCCAGACGGGGTCTCCTGTGTAGCCCACGTTGTCTCCTTCGGGTGGTGGTGTGGTTGCGAGGGCGCGGCGCACGACGTCCCACGCCTCGTCCCAGTGCTGCGCGTAGCGTTCGGGGTATGCCGATCCCTGGACGCGCTGGGCGAATTGGCCTGCCAGTGTCGGGTTTCCGGCGGCGGAGGTGTAGTCGCTGGAGAGTCGACTCAGGAAGAGGTCGGCGGACTGGGCCAGCGTCATGCGCTGTGCGGGTGTGCCCCACCATGGGGGGCGCTGTTGGAAGTAGCCGGATGAGTCCGCGTCATCGGATTCTGAGTCGTGGGGAAGCTGGAGGGTGTCGGGGTCTGATTGGTTTGCGGGGCACCACCATTGGCGGTTTCCGTCGTCATCGTCGGCTCCGACTTCGACGCCTACGGTCATGCAGGCGATGACGGTGGCTAGCTCGTCTAAGCCGCGTTGTAGTGCGACGGCGTGTATTTCACGTGCCACTTGTTCGCGGGAGCGCAGTGGGTGGTCTGCGAGCCAGGTGAAGGACATGTCAGTAGCTCGCTTCCATGTCGTGCTTGGACTCGTATACGAACAGGGCGACGCCGAGTCCGATGCCGATGAGAGCGCCGGTGGCTATCCCGGCCAGAATGGCGAAGGTGTGAGAATGGGTCATCTGGCTTAACATGTTGTGCTCCAATGGTTTAAGGGAGGCGCCAGAGAACGAGGGCGCTGAATAGGACGGCGCGGCGGTGAGGCCACTTGGCTGTGGTGCCGCCGTGGATGGTGTGGTCGACGACGGGGCGTCCGCAGATCGGACACCGGTCCTCGACGTGGCCTTCGTTGAAGGCGGGGAGGTCTGTTCCGTACTCGTCGCAGAGGGCGAGCACTTCCCGTATCACATTCCAGCGCGCCGCATTTCGTTGGTGACGAATAGATCGCCGTTCTTGATGGGGCGAATATCGACTACCGTTCGAATGTCGAATACCAGAGGGTGCTCGGGTTGGGACATACCCACCGGTGCGCCACCTGTCGGCTCCATCCAGTACGTGAAGAACGGGTACCGGCCCGCGGGGGCGTGGACGACTGCCGAGCCCTCGATAGTGCCATTAGGGCTTGGCTGCCAGTCGATCTGGCCGCGGCGGTAATCCGGGTGCAGGGGTTCGCGGCCGTCTTCACCCGCCAGCCCGATGTAGACGGGCCACACGACGACGTGGAGTATTCCGTCGGCCTTGGCCGGGGCGGTCACGCGATCCCCAGCGAGGAGGTGAGAACCACGTTGCCCGGGGTTGAGAAGACAGCATTGGTGACGGGGCAGTTGTCGATCATGTTGGCGGCGCCGACGGCCGCCGCAGACGCCAGGATGGCGTGGGTAATGGTGGATGCCGGGACGGGGATGGTTACCGCGGAGCCCGTTACATTGCCGCCAGAGCCTGATGTCCAAGTAGTTTGGGCGCGGGCGTAGCCGCCTCCGGTCGACTCGTTGGAGGGCGTCTGCGTGGTGCCGGGTGCGCCGGTCGCGCACCCAATCCAGTTGCCAAGAGCCTTCCAGGCGTCGGCCAGGGATTGCCGGGTCTGGGGTACTTGAATTGCCATAGGGCCTCCTATTGCCTTGCGTAGAAGTGGGCTTCGCCGCGGGCACCCGCGTTGCCGTTGCTGAAAGCGCCGCCGCCCTTGCCGCCGGACCCCGGTGCTGCGCCGTCGCCGGTGCCGCCGGTGTAGGTCTGGCCGTTGAGGGAGACGTCGCGGTTGGAGTTGGCGTTGCCGCCGCCGACGGGGTCGCCGGACTGAGTGCCTATGCCGCCTCGGCCGGTTGCGCCAGGTGCGGTAACGAGGGTGGAGCCGTTGACGATGCCGGTTGTGGGGCCGCCGTTTCCGCCGTTTCCGCCGCCGGTGCCTGCTGTGCCGCCCACCCCGATTGAGCCGGTGATCTGTGTGGCCGTCCATGGGAAATCGACGCCGCGCTCCCAGGTTCCGTACACCCATTGGCCGCCGTCGCCGCCCTGTGCGGGGGTGAAGGAGAATTGGGCGCCGCCACCGCCGCCACCACCGGGCAGGTACGCGTAGTCGATGTAGCGGCACCAGTACGGGATGTTGTAGGTGTAGGCACCGGTGGTGGTGATGTCGGTACGGGCCGGGGCCATCACCGGGAATGCGGCTCCGCACGCGAAGGTGCCGGTTGCGGCGAATGCCGCACCTAATTGGTACTTCTGGGCCACCTGGACGGCCAGTGTGCCTGCACCGGCGAGAGCCGCGCCCAGCGCGTATGCCTGGGCCACTTGCGCCGCCAGCGTGCCCGCGCCGCCAAAGGCTGCGGGCCGCGTGAACTGTTGGAGTAGTTGTGCCGACAGTGTGCCTGCACCGGCAAGTTGGGCTAGACGGTCCAGGCGGACTCGCGCGTCTACTGACATGTTGCCTGTACAGGCCATGGCCGCTGCGCGCTGGTAAAGCTGCCGGACATCGGCGGCTAGTGCGCCAGCTCCGCTGAATTCCGCTGCCCGGTCGTATATCTGGGATACTGCGGCGGCGAGTGTGCCTGCACCCGCCATGTCGGCACCGACGGTGTATACCTGTGCGACCTCGGCGGCCATGGTGCCCTCAGCGTGCAGGACCGCGGTCCGATCTGGTATCCAGAACCAGCCCGTGACCGCCTCTGGTGGTTCAGACGGTGGGGGTTCTTTCCACCAACCCAGCTGTGGCTCCGTAGTTTCCGGTTGCGGGTTGGTGGTCCAACTCATCTACGGACCGGCGAATCCTATGCAGGAGACCATTTGACCGTCTGCGTCGTTGGTGCCGGTGATCTGAATCCAGGACGGGTTGAGCTTCCCGTCTGGGTCCAGGCCGCCGCGCTCGGCGGTGAAGGTGATGCCGGGTAGTTCGGGCATGGTGAATGTGGTCATCGCTGATGCCTCTTTCGGGTGGTTATGCGATACGGCGGCCATCGAATGTGGCGATGCCGGATAGGGCTGTGATGCTTCGTGACACAACGGTTTCTGAGCCGGTTGAGCCGTTGGACCGTATGTCGTAGTCGACCGCGATAAATCCCGGCTGCACGACATCTCCCGCCACGAGCGGGATCTCGAAAGGGCAACCTGAGGGAATGGCCCCGGTGATGCGGGTGCCGTTCTTGTACACGACCCAATAGGGCACGGACGTGCCCTTGGCGGTGACCGATCGGTACGTTGTGCTGATGCGGTACAAGCCGGTGGTGGCGATCTCGATACGTGCCGTGCCTAAGTCGTCGAGCGTGACGTCTGTGGTGTAGTCGTTGAATGTGAAGAACCCCGACGGGAACGCGCCGGAAGAATAGGGGCCATAGGTGACGTCGGCGGTGCTGTCGCGTCTGATGCTCCATGAGTTTGACATCGAGAATCCCGCTCCCGCTGAGGTGTAGTCGGACATCGCGAACGCGGCGATGCGGTAGGAGTCGTAGGTGAAAAACGGGCTTGCCCGCTGCACGCTGAACATCGAATACCGGTATGCGGCACCGATGTTGATGGTGTTGCCCGCGTCGGTGGCGGAGAGGATTTGGCGGCCGTTGACGCGCACGAAGTAGTTGGTGCCTGAGCAGCGGATCTCGATGCGCGCGCCCTGCTTGACCGCTGAGAGTCCGGTTTGCAGTGTCAGCGGCGTGTTGAATGACCAGCTGCTACCTGAGCGGGTGAACTTGCCGATACGGATCTCGCCCTCTTTGGCGAGGCAATAGGCGCCCTGTGTGCGGCCCGAGTCGCATCGGATGTAGACGCCCGAGTAGTAGTTGCCGTTCTGGGTGTCGCCCAGCACAAATGAGGCTGATTGGCCGTCGGTGGCGTAGGTGTAGTTGGGGCTGGCGAAGAAGTACCCGTCAGGGTTGCCGTTCTTGACCCCCGCATAACCGGAGTCCCCGCGGATGGTGATGTCGCCAGCGGTCGGGCCGGTGGTCCAATCAGTCGAATTCAGGGCGGAGCCGTCAGCGCCGGAGAACACGAAGCTGTAGCTGTTGCCGCCACCGGTGTTCTGCTCGGTCTCCTGTTCCTGCAACGTGGTCTGGGCCGCGATAGCGCTTTTGAGGGCGTCCTGCGACAGGCCGAGCAGGGACAGCAGGGAGTCCTTGGCCTGGTTGATCTGATCGGCGATGGTTCCCGTTGTGCCGGTGGTTGTTCCGTCGGCACCCGTCTTGACCCCGGTAAGCATGTTGCCGAGGTTGCTGACCAGATCGTTGACCCGGCTCATGTCGAAATTGCCGACGACGTCGCCTGCGTTCAGTGTTCCGCCGCTGGTGAGCTTCTGAGTCTTGTTGTTACTCAGCCCGAACCAGTCCTTGACGGCCTGGATGGTCGAGTTGATGGGTGTGACGACAAGCCCGGCGAAGATGTCCCGTATCTGGTTCAGCTGGGCGTTGAGGTCGGGTAGGTCCGTGACCTTGGTCTGCGGGAGGAGTGGAATGTTGCCCAGGCCGAGCAAGCCCAGGATCTCTGCGGCGTCGATCTTGCCGTCGGCGGTGATGGCCGTGAGGCGGTTTTGGACGTCTCCGATTTCGGCGTTGACCTGTCCGGCGACGGTGTCGAAGAACTCCTTGAAGCGGTCCAGTCCGACCTTGTGTGCCAGCTCCTCTAGGGCGTTGCCTATGTCGGTGCCGAACTGCTCTAGCTGGGTGACGAGGTCCTGCACGTAATCCTGCGGGAGCTTCCCGGTCTTCCAGGTATCGGCGTCGTCGAACCACACGGTGCCCGCGGTGACGTCACCTGTAACCAGCAGCGTGGTGCGGACCTCGTCGACTCCGGTGTCGGGCACGGTGTAGGTCCCGTGTAGTTCCACCCATCCGCTGCTGTCGGCGGCCGACGGCTGGTGTTGTGCAACGATTGTGGATGCGACAGGGTTACCGGCGAGGTATGAGGTGATGACCAGCCGGATGGGGTTGGTGCCAGCAGCTGCCGCGAGTCCCTGCCAGCGGGTGAACGCCTCCAGCTCCAGGTGCTGCTTCTTGGCCACCGGTATGGCGTTGGAGTGCAGGTACTTTGCGGTGCCCGACATGATCGCCTTGACCGATCCCAATGGGCTGGTGCGGCCAACGGTGCCGTCCCACAGCCAGTCTGGGTTGTCCACAACCGCGGCGTCGGTGTCGAAGCCGCCGTTGAGAAGCAGATTCGGGAACCATTCGCCGATCTGCGACAGGGGGATAAGCGGCAGCAGTCCGGGCTTGATCCATGACAGGACGTTGGCGATGCCCTTTTTCAGCTCGTCCAGCCACTCGATGATTTCGGGGATGGGGTTGGTGGCGATTCCCAGCAGCGAGTCGATGAGCCGCTGGAGTTCCTTCTGGATCATCACCGGGAGCTGCTTGAGGACGTCGCCGAGGTTGGTGATCGTCTTCTTGAGGGCCGGGTCCTGGGCGAGTTGGTTGGTCGGGTCGTATTCCGTCTTGAAGTTCTGCGGGACCAGATCGACTGACCGAGGCATTAGACCGGCATGACCTCGACGTACAGCTGGGCGTTGGCCTTGTCGAACAGGTAGGCACCGGCCAGGCCGTCGTTGTAGAGGTTGACGTAGACGGTGCCCTGGTTGCCGGTGTGGTTGGCGGGCACCAGGGCGTAGGTGTTGTCCGGCGTGATGGCCATGGTGGGGTCCGACGGCGTCGACGCGTGCGGAGACATGTGTGCCCACTGGGAGGTGTTACCGAAGCCGCGGGCGATGAGTTGGCCGGAGGTGGGGTGTCCCAGCCGCACCTCGCAGCCGATGATGAGCGGGTCCTGGTCTAGCTCCACACCGGTCGCCTTGATCTTCCCGAAGACAATCGGCTTCCACGGGAATGGTTGCGCGGGAATGGCAAACGACCCGATGGGTGCACGGGTGGAGAAGCCCTGGAAGTTGGTGAAGGCAGCTTCGGGCACCGTGAACGGCCTGGGCAGGATCGACCCGATGGACATGGGCCGCCACTTGCCGGACGCCCCGATGTTCTCGTCGAAGCCCAGAACCTGGAGGTGTTGTGGCGGGGTGGACATATCGACGTCCGGGGCCTGCCCGAGGCTGGCGGCGGGACCTTGCGGGCCGCGCGGGACCTTCAAGTACAGGCGGCACGACGGCGCGTATGGGGAGCCGGTCTGGTGGACGTAGGAGTCTTGGGCGCCCTCCGGCGGGAGAAGCTCAACGCTCCAGCTGATCTGGGGCACCGGCCCTGGGGGGCCTTCCGATCCCATCATGAGGATTCGGTATTCGGTGCCGAACCAGATGTAGGCGCGAGACCCGATGAGGTTGGTGACGCCCTCCTGTTCGGTGGTCACCACCACTGAGGGGCTGGTGCCACCGGTGGGCGTGCCGGTCATCTGTGGCTGCCCGATACCGGCCTTGGAACCGGCGAAGGTCACCGTGTAGGGGCCGCCGGGGTTGCCGACGACCTCGACGTCGCCGGTGGACACGTTGGGTAGGGCAACGAGCGCGTCCTCGAATGCCTGGGCGGTGGCGTTACCGGCAATGGATGCGGTCGGCTGGCCGTCGTACGCGATGGTGAAGGAGGTGGGGGCGCCGTTCAGTGTCACCGTCTGGACCTCGTTGACGGTGGCGTAGTGGTTCATGATCCAGTACTTGCCGATGTCCTCCTCGATGTCCTGGAGGTTGGTCGGCAGGTCCTCGGGGTCGTCGATCATCGACTTCTGGAGGCGCAGCGCGAAGGCGTTGGTACCGGCCGGACCCTGTGGCCCCATGAGCGCTGGCACTACCAAAGTTGCCTGGTCGCCTTGGATTTCCATGGTGACCGCGTACTGATCCGGTGTCGCCCCATCGGACACCACGGCGTAGATGTGGGTGTTCGTCAGCAGGGACTTGAGGTACACCATCAGGCCGATGGGTGGTACCGGTGAAGTCATCTAGTCCTCCTTGGGACGGGGTGCGTCGGTGTAGCGGACCTCTGGTTTCGTGTGCCACTCGGCGGTCAAGACCGGCCCCTCGCCGTCGCGGCGTGCCGCGAGGCCGCGGACGTCGGGTGGGCGGAGTCGGTCGTCGCTGTAATCGCCTGGCTGTAGGTCTCGTTCGGCGTCGTCGGGGGCGTTGACGTCCACCCATGTGCACGCGTTCTCGTAGATGCCTGGGCCGTGCATGCGCCGCTTCTTGATGTGGGCGGCGGCGGTGCGGCGGAATCCGTACAGCACTGCGGTCCAGGCGATTGCGAGGATGGTGGCGGACATGTGGTTGAGGTCGTGGACGCGCCCGTTCTGGTCGACTGGGTACTCCATGACCTCCAGCAGCTCCAGGTATGCGCGCTGTATCTCACGCATTTCTGCGACCTTCGCCGCCTGCTCGATGTCCAGTCCGGCGTTGAGTCCGACCTGCATATCTGGTGTGAGGTCGCCATTTTCGGCGTCGTCAGCTGCCGCGCAGACGGCAAGGTCGCGGGGCGAAAGCGTCGCAGTGTCGGCCGCCGTTGGGGGCGCCTGGTCTGCCGGTACGCGGTGTGCCTTGCCTGGCCGGTCGGCGGCCATCAGAAGATGGTCCCTTCGCCGAGGAATTGGGACAGCGTTGTCCAAACGGCCTGCAATGCACGAAGACCCCGCGCTGCGGGGTCTTCCTTGTCGCTGTCATCGCCGATAGCCAGTTGCACTGTGACTGGCTCACTTCGGGACCATGTCCGCTTTATCGCGGTGATCTGGTCGACGAAGATGATGCCGCCCTGCTCGAATCCGGCCCGGTCGCCCAGGCCGATGTCGATGTCTATGGCGTGTGGTCGGCCGTTGACGACCTTGACCGTAAAGCCCTGCCAGGCACGGGTTTTGTAGTGGCCGACGCGCATGGTGACGACACCGGACAGGGTGTAGGCGGTGCCGCCGCCCTTCTCGAAATGCTCCTGCCAGGCCATGTCGCCGGTCCAGAGCGCGCGGCGCGGATCAGTGAAGCGCATCCACGCCAGCAAAGTGTTGTCCAGCTGGCCTTGGTAGAGGTTGTCCAGACCTTCAGTGCCCGGCTGCTGGTAGGCACCTATTGCATAGTTGATTACCTGCGCCAGCTGCGACAGCGCGTACCTGATAGCAAATGTCTGGGCTTGGTTGACAATCTGCGGGCTGCGGGAGCCCGTCATCACCGTCTTGACTGGACCCTTGTGTTGTCGGCGTTCCGATTCGATGATTCCGCTGAATTGGCCGTCGTACCAGATGGTTTTAGGCTTCTCGGGCGCGACGCCGAGCAGCTTTCGGAACACCGGATCGGTCTCGCCGTCACCGTCCTCATCGAGGTTGATGAGGGTTTCGGTGATCATGTCGTCCAACGTGGCGCCGATGAGGTTGATGACGCCGTCGGCCGCTGTTCCGGTTGGGCCGGTCACGCCCGACTTGTCTTCGATGGCGAAGACGATGCAGTTGCGGTGCGGCCTGGTGGCGTCGTTGACCGCGTCCTCAGCGACGGTGCCGCGCACCAGGTCTACGAGTTCGGTATGCGGAGAGTCCTTGTCTTCCTTGAGCCAGGTGTAGGCACGGAAGTCGCAGCCAGCGTCCTTCAACATGTCGTTCATCGCCGAGTGCCAGTCGGTCCATGCCGCGCCGATGACGGAGAGGCGGGACTGATCGAGGATGGGGTTGACGAATGCGACTTGCAGTGGCCAGGACAGCGGGTCGAGTCCGCTGATGCCGCCGTTGAGCCAGCCGAACGGGTTGAAGACGTTGGTCGGGATGGACAGGAGCGGGAAGAACAGGCGCGCCAGGTTGATGAACATGGACGCGGACAAGATGGTGCGTGTATTGCCTGGTAGCACCCACATTTTCGGCAGCTGAACCTCGGGAGGAAACACGGGGTTAGCGGCAAAGAGCAGGTTCTTTGCGTGCTGCCGGTTACTGATCGCCTCCAGTTCCAGCGTGTGGACGCCGGACGAGTCGCGCTTGGCGTTGATGCCGGTGACCTTCCCGCCCCACCGGGTCCGCCAGGTTGGCTGTGTGGGGATGGGGTCGACGACGAGGTGCAGGTCCTCGTGGATCTTCGTCTGTTGGAGGATGAAGTCGGTGAGCCAGTTGTCGTACCGCAGTACGACATTCGCCTGACCAGAGTCCGAGTTCATCTCTTCGACCGACGCCAGCCGCTCGCCCGCGATCTGGGCGATGGGGTCCATGTTCTTGTCGAAGAGGCGCAGCATGGGGCGCTGGCGTGCCGCACCTTCAATGGCGTCACGTCGGCCGCGCAGGTACTTGTAGGCCGACATGGGGTCTGTGGCCGGGTCCGGCTTGGTCGGCCGGTTCATTGTGTCTACGAGGGCGTCGTTGAGCCAGCGCGTGAACTCCAGTGGCGCTGTGGTCAATCCGTGCTGTACGCCATCTAGGAGTGCGCTAGTCACCTACCGAGACCTCTTATAGCGTTGCGGCAGTATCGCGGTGATCTTGGCATTGGGGTTGCTGTGCTTGACCCGGATCTGCGCGACGTGCCTGGATGGGACTGATGCTTGGAACCGCTTGTCGAATCGCTTCCACACCGGCTCACCGGTGGCTGCCAGGTCGTGCAGTAGGAAGTCCAATATCTTTGAGCGCCTGGCGATCTGGTAGAAGATGTTGTCGACCGGGTCGTTGGATGCGGTGAGTGTCCGCTCCTTGGGGTCGGTGTCGACGAGGACGTATCCGTCGGATGGGGCGATCAGGGGTAGCTCGACCATGCGTCCGCTGTCGCCGTCCTCAACCCAGCACCGCCCGGGCGGGACTATGAATTGGGTGTAGGACTCCAGGTCGCCACGGTTGGGCAAGACGATGATGCCTTCGCCGTCGCCACCGAATTGTGCTGCGGTGGCGGGGTTGTTCTGCCACGTCGCCCAGATGGACGGCTTGCTGTAGTACGGCTTCTGGGCCAGCCACTTCATCGGCCACTTGGCGAAGTTGTTGCCGAAGGCTACGGGGTCGCGCTTCTGGCTGCCGCCTACGGTCTGGGCGGGCCGGACCCTGATCCATCGCCAGCCGGAGAAGCGGGTGTAGATGCCGAGCCATCCGTCACGGTTCTCGTCTTGGCCTCGGAACCAGCGGTCCTCAGCCATCCGGTACTGGAAGTTGTTGAACGGCACTCCCTTACCGCCGATGGAGACCGTGAAGTTGATTTCTCGTTTGAGGATGTTGGCGCGTTCGACGGTTGCCCCAAGCTCATAGGCGCCCTCGGTTAGCAGTAGCTCAAACGGCCAGTGGTGCTCGCCCTCAATGTCTTCGGACAGCTGCACGCCCTGACGTCCGGCGTTGATACCGCCGTACATGTCGGTGAAGTCGCCATCGGGCGAGATGTGGACTATCCGGGTGTCGAGCCCCTGGAGGGCCTTCGGCAGCTTGTCCCATTGGTCGTAGGCGGGGATCTCGGACTGCCGGATGAACCTCACGGCTTAGGCAGTCCCGTCATCCGGGTGTTCATCCGGTCGGGCGGCTTCACCAGGCCTCCTGGGTCGTTGATGGTGACGGGGCCGTAGAACGCGGCGCCGGTGGCGCTGCTGTTGTTGCTGTTCTGGTTGGTCGTGTAGTTGTTCCCGCCGGGGTTCTGGCTGTTGGGCAGGAAGTCGCCGACCTGAGGGAGCGCCGCCTGGAGTGCGTCACCGACTACGCCCATGCCGCCGTCGCCGAAGTCGAACTCTCCAAGGCCCCCGTTGCCGGGTCCGGGGGCGCCGCCCGGGCCATGGCGGTTGTTGCGCATGGCCTGGGTACCCAAGGGGTTCTGCTGCTGTTGCTGCGGGCCGCCGAATGCGTTCTTGAGCATTCCGCCGATGGCGTTGGCACCTCCGGTGAACAGCTTGAAGATTCCCCACTCCATGGGGTTGGAGAAGACGGAGCCGTCCAGGCCGAGCATCTCCATGGCGCCGGACATCATGTCCTTGGCGAAGCTCTTGCCGTCGGGGCCGCTGCCCGGTTGCTGGCCGTTGCGTCCACCGCGGCCCCGGGCGTCGGCGTCGTTGACCTGTTCCTGCTTGGTGGACAGGTCGTCCAGCGCGTCCTTGTGCTCGCGCTGCGCCCGGGATAGCCGTTCCTCGGCGGCTGCCTGCTCGGACGGCTTGACGTTCTTCTTGCCCTGGAGTTCGTCGAGCTTCCGTTGTGCCTGTTCGATGTCGAACTGCTTGTCCTGGACCTTCTGCTCTGCGTCACGCAGTTGACGTCGCTGGGCCGGGGATGCACCTCCCCCGCCGCTTCCTCCACCGCCGTAGCCGCCTGCCCCGCCCCCACCGCTGCCGGAGCCGTACATGCTGTAGCCGCCGCCCGCTGCGCCGCTGGGCCAGCCGTCGGGGTACATGGCGTTCATGGGGATGTACGCCTGGTTGGTGAATTGGGGGTCGTCGGCGCCTGCGGCGCCCGCGCCGACGGTGAACTTGCCTACGCTGCCGCCGGATTCAGCGTTGCGGCCATCGGGCAGCGTGACGGCCATGTGGCCGCCGCCGGGGCCGCCGTTCTTCCATCCGACGCGCAGGGTGCCTGCTGGTCCGCGGCCCATGATGGCGCCTCGGGCGGCGAGCCAATCGGCTGCGTTACCGGTGGCCATCCGCTCGCCGTACAGGGGCTGCCCGACGGCGGCGTTGACAAGGACGGATGCGGCCCCGGAACAGTCGGTACCGGATGGGCCGTGGCCGCCGCGGACGTAGGGCGCACCCGCCATGTCGTTGGCTGCGTCCTCTATCGAGATGGGACCTCCGCCCGCGTATCCGGGTATACCGGTGAGGATTCGCAGGAAGTTGGCGGACGGTACCCAGCCGCGGTTCATGGCGTTGATGAGCGGCATGTTGTCGCGTGTGGACTGCGCAGTGTTGATCGACTCTCGGTTGGATACCTTGATGAATCCACCTGCACCACCGCCTATTACACGGGCGAGGATGGAGTCACTGGTGCCCGTCCCGGGGCCACTGATGACGCCGCGGCCGTCGACATGTCCACCGGAGGCGCGGCCTGGTACCTGCCCGGCGAGGGTGGCTGCACTGAATACGCCTTGCAATCCGGGCGGCAAGATCGCACCGAGCGAGTTGGCCAGTTTGAGATCTATAGGAAGGGTGGCGGTCGTGTTGTTGACCTTGTACACCAGGTCGTTGAAACGCTTCTGCGCCTCATCGGTTGCCGCGGTGACCTTTACGATTCCGCCGGGCAGCTGCGTGACGGTGTACCCAAGTTCTTCGAGCTTCTTCTTCGTCTCGTCGTACTTCGCCGGGTCGACCTTGAGATCAATGGACTTGTTGTTGGGTACCGACACGATGGCCGCGCCCAGGTCCTTGAACCGGGCGGCGCCTTCCTCGGTCGGCTTCCACAAGCCGTACTGGGCTTGTGCCATGTCCCGCAACGACTGTGCGCCCTTGTCCGTCTCACGCCGCTGCTCGTTTACGTTCTGAGTCAGCGTGATAAGCGACTCATTCGCGTCGGGCATTGCGTCGATGATCTGTTGCAGTCCAACGAGGTTTTGGTCACCGGGGTTGGCTGTGCGGTACTTTGCGATCTTCTCGTTGACGGTGTCCCAGCCGTTGCCCTCCTTGAGGAGTGCGTTGTACAGCTCGTCGGATGACACCCCCATGGCCTGGTACTGCTGCTGGATGACCTTCCAGTCCAGCTTGGTACCGCCTGACCCGGTGATGGAGACCTTGTCCAGGCCCTCCCGGACGCCCTTGTCTAGTGCCAGCTTCTTGATGATGTCGTACGCCTGCACGTTGCCCGTTCCAGTTGCAGCGTCTACCAACATGTTTGGGTCGATGCCTAGGCCCTTGGCTCGCCCGATGTCGGTCGTCTTGTAAGGGTCTTCCTTACCGAACCGCTCGGCGGCCTTCCTGCGGGTTTCGTCGGTGACGCGACCGGTGTCCTGGTCCAGGGTGGCCCGCAATTCCTCTTCGGCCTGCTTCTGCTCCTGTGCCTTCTGCGCGGCCTTCTGGTGGGCGTCGGCGATCATGCCCATAGCAATGCCGACACCTGCTGCGGCGACGCCCCACGGACCACCGAGCATGGACAGCACCCCGGACCCAGCGAGCTTCATGCCGGTCATGGCCGCCCCGGCGGTTCCGGCTGTGCGGGAGAAGAACAGGGACCGATCGGCCACCTGGTTGTAGCTGTCCCGCATCTGCGTGGCCCAGCCCCGTTGCGCGCGTGTTGATTCGCCAGCAGCGCGTGTCGTGTTCTCCATGGCCTGCTGCGCCTGCGCGGCGGGGGTGCGCCACCCGGCGAAGGCGGTGCCCCACGCCTGGGTGGCCTTGGCCGCAACCTGTAGAGCGGGACCAGTCAGCTTGGACTTGAGGTACAGCGCCGTGAGGACAGCTACGAGACCGGTGGTGAGCCACTGGTTGTTGCCCAGGATGTCGGCCACCAGTTTCAGCGGCGGCTCCAACGCCTGCATGGCGAAACCTAGTGCACGCCAACCTGCTACAGCAGTTGCTCCGGCGCCCATTGCGATGGCCTTGGACGCCGCAGCGAGTGAGGGGGCCAGGTCCTTGGCCGCGCTGGAGATGTCGCGCCAGCCCTGCCGGATCTGGTCGACCGCAGTACCGCTGCCGCCACCGCCGGTGCGGAGGTCACGCATAGCGTCGGCTGCCTTGTCGAGCCAGCCGGTCATCCCCCGACCTGCCGACTGCAACGACGGCGAAACCAGGTCGTAAAGGGCCAGCTTTGCACTCTCTGCGGTGTTCTTGAGTCCCTCGACGACGCCGGGTAGTCCCTGCATCTGGGCGGCGGCCATCTCGCTGGCGCCACCGGCTCGGCCGACAGCCCGGAACATCTCGTCGAACATCTGGACTCCGCCACCGGCTGCGACCATGGCGGCGCGCATGGCGTCCGAGCCGAACAGGATGTTGGTGTCGGCCTGGAACTCCTCTTCGGTCATCCGCTTTGACGCTGCGGCAACCTGTTCCAGCATGGAGCGGTAGCCGACAAACTTGCCGGTGGTGTCGTACAGGGTCAGTCCCAGGCTTTCGATGGCGCCCTGTGCGGGGTTGCCCTGGTCAGTGATGGCCTGGAGTGAGGTCTTGATGAGAGTGCCTGCATCGGAGCCGCGGATACCGGCGTTGGCCAGGAGCCCGAGAGCGGTGATGGTGTCCTGGGCGGTCAACCCGAAGCCGTGGGCGACGGCACCGGCCTGTTGGAGGCCGAGGGCGAAGTCGCCGATGTCGCCGGTGGATGCGTTGGCGACGTTCGCCAACATGTCGGCCATATTGGCTGCCTGGTTGGCGTCCATTCCGAAGGCATGCAGGGCGTTGGCCTGAATCTTGGCTGCCTCTGCTGCGGATACCTGTGCGGCGGTTGCCAATTGCAGCGTGCCCCGGGCCGCTGACATGGACTGGTCGACGTCGAATCCGCCCTTGGCGAGTTCGGTCATCGCCTGGGCTGCGTCGGAGGCCGATACTCCGGCGAGCTGGGTGTCGGCGCCCAGCTCGCGGGCGCGCCGAGATACGGCGGCTATCTGTTCAGGTAGGGCGCGGGTGACGCCCTGCATGGTGTTGAGGGCAGAGTCGAACGAAAGGCCGGTGTCGACAACACTTTTGACGGCGGCAATGAAGCCGCCGCCTGCGGCCAGTGCTGCGCCGGTGTTGAGGGCGCGCTGGAAGCCCTGCGCGAAGCGGGCGCCGGAGTCCGAACCGTACGCCTCGGCCCGCATGATCAGCCCGGCGCCGAACGGCATCTTGACCTGGCCGGACGCCTGCGACTGCGCCTTCTGCGCACGCTCCAGGTCCCGGGTGGCGCGGGTCAGGTTCTGTGTCGACAGCTCCTGTGCGCGCCGCGCCCGCGCCACTCCCTCCTCAGCAGTAGCCCGCTGAGTGGCTGTGGCCCTGCCCTTCTCGTTGAGTTCGTTGAGTCGTGTCTGGGCGACGGTGAGGCGGCCGGTGGCGTCCGCGTCTGCCTTCTTCGCAGTCGCCAGTGCCTTCTCGGCGCGTTCGACCTGGCGAAGTGCGTCGACGGCCGATTTACCGCTGGCGGCCAGGTTGCGGGCCATGTCGGCGCCCATGGTCCGGGTGGCACGCCCGAAGCGGCGTTCAGCGTCGCGGCCGATGCGTTCGACGCCCGCGGCAAGGCCGGACGCCTCGGGCATGAGTGGCACCCATACTTGTGCCAGTTCAACGGCGGCGACTGCTGGACTCAACCGGTTACTCCTTTCTTCATACCGATGACGCGGCCGGGCGACTCGCCCAGCGCGTAGTTGGCTGCGCGTAGTCGCTCGAAGTCCTCAAGTGACATCTCGTCGCAGGTGAGTAGCCCCGGCGGTGGTGGTCCCACCGGCCGCGCAGGTTGCGGCACAGGGGCGTTGGGGTCGACGCCCTCACGGGCGATCCGTTGGGGCATAGTGACCAGACCTGCGTGCTGCTCCATCTGGGCAGCTAGCAGGTGAGACTCCCGGGTCCACCCGCTGTGGATGGCGTGGTAGACGGCCGTGCCAGGGGGTGCGGCCAGCACGATGGACCCGAGTTTGGCGACTGGCAGCAGCCGGTCGTCGAAATCGGTGTCCTTGTCTAGCGATATGAGGTCGCGCTCGACCGCGTGCCAGTGCTGGCCGATGGCCCGGGTGAGCGCACCTATTCCCCCGCGGTCAGTTTCGAGTCGGCGAACCAGGCGTCGAACACGGCCTTGTATTCGTCATCGCCGAGGCCGACGACGCGGAGTTGGATTTCCTTGGGAACCCCTGCCCAGTCCATCCACTCGAACGCTTGGAAGGTCTCGTCGAGTTGGTATAGCGCCCACCAGAATTGGCGGGTAGGTGGCGTGATCTCCGAGTACTTCGGGAACTGGACGACGTACCCGTCGCTGGTCGTGAATTCGAACAGGGCCGTGCCGTCGGGGTACGGAGAAGGTGCCCCCGCCGAAGCGGGGGCCTCCTTCGTCTCGTCCACCGGTGCGTCGGCTGCCGCTGGTGCGGCTGCCTTCTTCGCGCCCGCTTTGCGGGGCGATGCCTTGCGCGCGGTGGTGGTGCTCAAATCGTCACCACGCCGTCGTTCCAGTACTGGTAACCGTGGTTACCGTCGGCGTCGGGGAACGGCTTGAGCGTGCACTCGTAGGCCGCCAGTTCGGAGTGCGTCCACTTGATGGGCGCGACGGCGGTGATACGACCGATCGGGATGACCAGGCGCATGGAGATCAGGTTGTAGAAGCCGTCGAAAACCCAAGCGCCCGTGTCCAGGAGCTTGGCGTTCAGTTCGGCCTTGATCTCCGTGCCGGACGTGGTGCTGGCCGGAGTGACGGTGACGTTGGATGCACCGTGCACGGCCTTCTGCACGTCGACGTTGTTGACCTGGAGCAGCTTGAACTTGATTTCCAGGCCGTACTTTTCCTGGAGCACTGCGACCAGGTCGCCGCCCCAGTTGTACTCCTCCTGGTTCGACCGATCTTCGGTGCGTTCCAGGCCGTCCTTGCCAACGTGGCCGAGGTTGTTGAAGGCCACTGCGGGGGCGCCGACAGCGGTGGTCGGCAGGGTCGTGCCGACCGGTGCACGCAGGACGCCGCCGGTGACCCGCGGGGACGGGGCGGCCAGCTCCAGCACATTGTTGAGAGCCATGCGGGGCTTTCCTCTCGTGATATGCGAAAGGCCGCCCCGGACGGGACGGCCTGATCTCCCGCGCGGGGGCGGTGAGTTATGGGGTGATGGGTGAGCCGATGGGTTGGCCCTGGACGCGCCAGGTGACCATCGACCGGTATCGAGGTGTCGCCACGTTCGGGTCCTTCGACTCGTGCGTCAGGCTTGTGGCGCGTGCCCAGACGACGTACCAGGTGTCGATGGTGAGACCGGTCGCGGCGTCCATGAGCGCTGTCGCGGTCCGCGAGATGTTGGACGCTTCAACCTCATCGGGGTGATAGCCGAACAGGATGAGGTCGAGGTCCCATTCGAGGAGGTTGGCGCGGGAGCCGCCGCCGAACTCGACTCGCAGGAACCCGTCAGGCAAGGTGGCATCTGTTCGGGTGGGCGGCAGTTTGGAGCCGACTGGAACCGTCAGGGCGGGTTGGGGTGTCAGGTACGCGACTGCCAGCGCCACCATGTCCGCTGGCAGCATCGCCGGATACAGGGCGGGCATCAGCGACCCCGTAACCCAGCGATCAGCTTGAGGAGCCGCGAGTTGGCTGCGTCGTCTCGGCGCGCTGCATACGAAGCGGCGACGATGAAGATACGCGGACGCTGCGTATTCGGATCGCGTTGCACGACAATGGTGTAGCCATCTGGTAGTCCCTCGGCGGCCTGCCGGGCGATCTGCTCGACGTACTCGCCGTAGGCGTGGCGGATCTTGCGGAACCCTGCCATGTTGTACTTGATGCGTACGGCCACTAGCCGACTCGCTTGAGCGAGATTTCCCCGCCGAACATCTGCGAGTACTTCCGCCACGGCCCGTTGCGCCAGTCACCGTCAGCTCCCATACCGACGACATCGAAGCGGGCGCCGTGGATGTCGACCTGGTCCTGGGTTTTGTAGACCGTTGGGTCTTTCACCAGCATTGTCAGCTCGGCGATGTGCCGGGCCACGTACTCCGGTGCTACCGGCTCGACCCTGTCGGCTGCGCGTTCACCGCGGGGGTAGAAGGCCATCGCCCGCCGTGGCGTCGGTGCCTCTGCGACGCCGCCAATGGTGTTGCCGTGGGCGTTCTTCCCCGCTGTCGCGCTGTACGGGTAGTGCGCGATGTCGTAGGGCTCGGGGAAGATACTCACGCGATGGCCTGGATGCGGTAGTCGGCCAGCCGGGACTTGTGGTCGTCGTTGAGCGACAGACCCGAGGTGCCCTTGAACTTGATGCGGAACGGGCCGCCGGTGGCCTCGGTGGCTACCGATGACGGCAGCTCGATGCCGCTGGACGCCAACTCCAGGATTACCGCTTTCACCGCCAGCGGTACCTCCGGGTAGCCGTGAGTGAAGGTGACGTAGGCGTAGCGCGGCGAGGGCAGCCCGAAGACTGGCCAGTACCGGCCGCGCGGCCAGGTAGTGCGGGTCCGTGTAATGAATCCCGCCTCGTCCCAGTCGTATTCATCTGGTTCGAGTACCTGGCCGTCGACCTTCACAGACTCAACGTCGGTGACGTGCAGGGAATGCAGCATGATGATGCCGCGCTCCCCTATTTCGCATCGCCGATCCACCTCGCGGCGAGACGGTGCGATGTGCCAGTCGCAGTAGTCCCGCACCGCCGATTCAGCGGTGTCGAGGAACCACTGCCGATCACCAGCCTCGAACTTGCCGAGGTCAGTTGTCGTTACCAGGTCCGCCATCAGCGGCCTTGGTCTCCTCGGTCTTCACCTGTGCCGGTGCAGGTTCCGTCTTGGTGGCGGTTGCCTTGGCGAGCGCGGCCTTACCGGGCTTGGCGGCTGCGTTGTCGGATGCGGGCGGGGTTGCCTTCTCCGGCGCCGCGGGGGCGACCTTGTTCTCGACCGGCGGGGCGGGCTCGACCGGGTCAATGTCTGCGCGCCACTCGGCGAGCTTCGCGTCTATGGCGGAGGTGTCTTCGCCGAGGGACGCCAGCAGCTCGCGCTTGGTCTCCAGTGCCGCGACGGTGTCCGCGACGGCGTCACGCTTCTGTACTGCCATGGGATTTCAGCTCCTCTGTTGTTGTCGTGCCGGGGTGCTGGGCGCACCCACCGCCCCGGGTTACGGGACGGTGGGTGGCCTAGCGGTGGGTCAGAAAGCGGGCGGGGTCAGTCCGCCGATCTCGACCACGGACTGCGGGTAGCGCCCGGCGGTGAAGGCCAGGTAGCCGTACACCTGGAGGCACACCGTCAGGTTCTTCGCGCCCGGCTCCGGCAGGGTGCGGGTACGGATACCCGACTCGAACAGCAGCAGGTCAGCGGAACGCTGCACGTACACAACGTCCTCGTTGGTGCCGGTGCCGTACGCGGTGCCGATGTTGGGGTCGGTCACCACCGGCAGGCCCTGGAGCTGGCCGACCACCTGCTGGGACGCGACGGCGTCCAGGGTGGCGAGGGCGTTCTGCGGCGCGTTTGCCGCAGGCAGCACGAGCGGACGCTGGTCGCCGTCCAGCGACGCGGTGAGCCAGCCCCAACGGCGGGGGTGCATCACGATGTGCGTCGGGGGCAGGAACCGGCTGGTGTGTACCCGCTGGATCGCGTCGGCGATTGCCGCGTAGAACGAGGCCACCGTCAGCGCGGTGATGGCGATGGTGCCGATGCCCGGGGTGCCGTGGACACCCAGCACCTGGCCGCTGGCCCCGGAACCTGCGAGGACCTGGAGGTCCAGCTTGGTTCCGAAGTCGGCGATCAGATCCTGGAAGACGACCTCGTCGAAGTTGACGGGCGATTGATCCAGGAGCTGGATGGCGACGTCCTGCTGACCGGCGACGGTCCGCACCTTGGCCTCGATGAAGTTGTCGTCGAGGTCCTGCTCGGCGACGGCCGCGTTATCGGCCGTCTGTACAGCAGTCGCGGTCCCCGCGGTGACCTTGGGGATGTTGATGCTGTCGGTGCCGGATGGCAGCGGCTGCGAGGTGACCAGGTTGGCGTAGGCGCGGCCAGCGCGCGCCAGGGGCACGTACTGGTTGACCAGCCAGGCCGGGGGCACGAAGTAGCCGCCGTTGCCGTCGGTGCGGTCCAGGTCACGGTACTCGGCGTCGTTGGCGACGTCCTGGGCGTGACGCTGGAGCCGTTCCAGGCTCTGGCCGTTGGGGTCCATGTTCCGCTGGACCCGCATGAGGTCCTGGAGGTAGGACCGGCCGTTGCCCTTGGCGTAGGCAGCTGCCTCCTTGACCGACTCGACCCGGGCCTGTGCGCGACGGACCTTGGCGGCCTCGTCGCTCAGCTTCCCGGACCGCTCGATTTCGTCGGACAGCTCCTGGATGCGCTCGTTGTAGCCCGCGATCTCGCCCTGCTTGGCCTTGATCTCGGCAGACTTGGCGCGGAATTCGACGTCTTCCTCAGGGGTGAGGTCCTGGCGGGCCTCTTCCTTGACGATGTCGGTGATGGCCGTCCGCTTCGCGAGCAGGGTCTCCAGCTCGGACTCGGCCTTGGCGCGCAGCTCCATGAGCCGCTTGAGACGTTCCTCCATGGAGGTTCGTTCCTTTCGTGGATGCCCCTGGGGGCGTTTGGATTTGCAATGGGGGCGGCCCGAGCGGGGCACCGGCGGCCCCGAGCGGGGGCAGGCCGTTCGACCCGGCGCACGAAAAAGGCCCCCGGGGTGTCGGGGGCCTTGTGGTTGGTGCGTCGGGTGGAATTTGTGGGGCGCCTACTGGCGCCGGGTGTTATAGGTCGATGACTGCGAGGGCGTCGTTGAGGGACAGCACGGAGCCATCCTCGGACGCAAAGCCCTGACGGGCCATGGCCTCTCGCAGCGACATGCCCTTGGGGGCATCGTCCTCGGACCGAGATTGCAGAACCTGGGCTGCGGCAGCCGCAGCGTCTGCGGCGGCGCGGGCAGTGGTATGGACCGCCTGCACCGCGGCAACCTTGTCGATGCTGCCGAGGGAGTTCAGGACGGCGCGTGCTCGGCGGAGAAGGTCGCCGTCGGATCGGATTTCAGCGAGCGCTCCGGGGTCGCAGTCGGCTAGGAACGCGAGGGCCTGGTCGACTGACTTGAGTTCGGCGCTGGTGGTGGGGTTGGCGCCGAAGTTGACCACGGACACATCTCCCTTGTGCAGCGAGACCTCGGTAATGGTGCGGAGGGCGTAGTTGTCCTCCGGGAATTCCTCGGTGCACTCCCACTTCTGGCCCTTCACGCGGAAGGCGAAGGACATTTCGTCCAGGTCCTTGCGTCGCATCTTCGGCTCAAGCCGTTGCACGTCGGGGTCGGACCGGTCGAGTGTGGCGCCGACCTTGAGACCGTGCCGGTCGACGCCTAGCTGGAGTGTGCCGGACTTAGTGCGCGCCAGCGGCATTCCCTCGTGGTTGATGAGCAGGTGCAAGTCCGGCTTCTCGCGAAGGGTGTTGGTGAAGGCACCCTTGTCCAACTGCTCAATCCAGCCGCCAGCGTCCGGGCCGCCATACATCTCGTACGGCTCAAACGTCGATGCGTACCCGGTGAGGGTGATGGTGTCGCCATCTTCACGGACCTCGAACGCGGAGGTCATCCGGTGTTCCCAGACGTCCTTGCGGTTGTCGCGGTCGGCGCGAATGGTGTTGGTGGTCATTGGTCCTCCTGTCCCGTGCCTTCTTCGTCCTCGTCGGGTTCGTCGGCCGGTTCTTCTTCGGGGGTTTCGTCGTCCTCTGGTTCTGGCTCTGCCTCGGACGTCCCGGGTGGGTCCGGGGGTGTCCAGCCGAGGGGCGCCATGTTGGTGGGTTGTAGCCGGATGTCGCCGCCCTCCACGGGTTCCATGTCTTCGCGTTCGCGGATGTCGTTGACGCTGTAGACACCGGCGTCGCGACCGGCCTTGTAGGACGTCCATAGGGACTTGATGTCGCCGCGGAGCAGGTCGTTGACGTCGAACTTCACGAAGACGCCGCGCGGGAGCAGTGTGGACAGTTGCTGCTCGATGCAGGTGAGCCAGGGGCGCAAGGTGTACCGGACGAAGCCGGTGGACTGCTGCTCGATGCCGGTACCCCATGAGGTCGTCTTCTCAGTGTCGCCGATCATGTGGGGCGGGATGCGGAACAGCATGGCGATCTCGCCGCGCTGGTACTTACGCGTCTCTAGGAATTGGGATTCGTTGGGAGATATGGCGATTGGGCGCCATTTCACCCCGCCGGACAGGATCGCAGGGCGGCGGCGTCCGCCATGGCTGGCGATCCATTGCTGTTGCAGGTTCTTGGTGGCCGTGGCGTCTAGGACGAGGTCTGTCTCAAGGACAGAGCTGGGGTTGGCCGAGTCGCGGAAGTAGTTGAGGCCGTAGCGTTCTGCGGCAAGGGCGATGCCGACGGCTGCTGCTGCGCGTTGTACAGGCGATAGCCCGAGTGCCGCTCCGGCGATGGGGTAGCGCTTGATATGGAGGATGTCGGAACGGTTGACCTTGCTGCCCTCAACGTAGTAGTTGGGGTTGGGCCACCGGTCTTTGTCGGGCATCTCCACTGTGATGCAGTCGGGGTGGACAGGCATGATGCCGCGTGGCCGGTCATCTGGTCCGCGAGATGTTATGTAGCCGTAGCCATTTCCGGTTACAGCTAGCGCTTCGACCAACATCCAGACCCAGTCGAAGATCGTGTTTTCTACGTAGGGCTGTTGGACGATGACGGGCTGCGGGTCGAGGGCCACCTTGGTTTTGCCCTGGCGCCGGTAGGCAACAAGCGGCAGAGCGGCGATGGTGTCGGCGAGAAGGGTTACGCAGGCGGAGAAGGCGGCGACCTGCATCTCGCGGGTACCCGTCGGCGTCATGGACCCGTACCCGTACATGCCGTTCATCGCGGCGTCCTCGGCCGGGGTGGGCACAAACGACGAGCTGGTGATGGCCCGCTCCTCCACAGCCGATGCGCCGGTGAAGATGCGGGACAGGAAGCTCACTGCTCAGTCCGCCGCTCACGACTAGGAGGCGGGTCAATAGCTAAACCTATTGCTACACAACCTATTCCGGTGACAATCAGCCCGGCCGGGGGGTAAATTACCCACACGCCAGCGACAATCGCGAAGATTCCTAGCAGCTCAACGAGCGTTGCTACGGCAAACCTGATCACTCAAACTCCCCTCGTTCCCATCGCGCGATCTCCTCGTCGTCGGGCCACTCATGGATTTCGGGTACCGGTTCTGGTTCCGGTATCCCTTTGGATTCGGCCCATGCCGCGGCGGCGCAGGCGACCAATGGTGAGGCGTCGACCGGGCTTCCCTTGCGGTCGAATACCCATGCGTCGCCTAGTGATTTCGCAGCTGCTGATGCGGCAGCGGTGTCCAGAGCCGCTTGGGGCCGATGCTTGATTCCCCGTTGCACGAGGCCGTCGTAGAAGTCGCCGCACGCCTTCGCCAGGTCCGGGCCGCCCCACTCCAGCACCGGGATTTGGGCCTTTTCCATGCCCTCGATCAGGCCGGAGGCTGGTGCGCCGCGGACCTGTACCGCCACCGCGACGAACTTTCCGGCGCGTACGGGGTCGATGAACCACGGTGTAATCCAGTCGGTTCCGCGTCCGGCCTTCACGACCTCGACGTGAAGGAGTCCGTCGGCGCGCCGTGCCGCGATGGCGATGTAGGCGCGGGAGCGTTGGAAGTTGACGTCTACGGCAGCCCACACAGGTGCCCCCTCAGCCCTGCGTGAGTCCGGGTCCATCGTTTCCGCCCAGTGCTCAGGCTCGATGATTCCGGGCAACAGGGTGTCGACCCATTGGCATAGGTGCTCGGTTTTGAATCCGGCTATGTCGCCGCGCTTCGCCTCGTACTTGGCAGCCAGTGACTGCTCGTCGTGGCCTGGCAGCCAGCCGAGGGCGGGGTTGGCCATGGGCCATACCGACCGGTCACCCGGGTCGGCGTCGTCCGGCGCGGACCACTCGAACAGTCCTGTACTGGTGCCCGCGGTGGCGTTGCGGTAGATGTCCTCTAGGCAGCCCTGCCGGACGGACCGCAGCACCGCCGAGCGTTTGTCACCGGCGTTGGAGGCGCAGATCACCTGACTGTTCGGCCGGGCGGTGGTTGTCGGAACGATGGCGTCCCATGCCAGCCAGTCGTGGTGCTCGCGCAGCTCATCCAGCTCTGCCAGGTCAACTGAGAAGGATCGGCCACCCTTGCGGTTGGCGGCGACCGCACGCCATGACCGGCGGCCGGTCAGCAGCATGCGGTGCTTGCCGTTCGTCTGGACGTGTTTGACGAATTCGCGCCTGAGGGCAGGGCATTCGTCGACGTTGATGACGACCTCGCCCAGTGTCGCCTCGGCGTACTCCAGACCCTGCGCCGCGATCAGGACCGTTTTGGCTGCCGGTGGCTTCCCCGCCATCGGGTGGCCGGTCTTGTTGAGGTACAGGCGCCACAGCCCGAGTCCGCGCAGCCACTGCGTCTTGCCGTTCTGCCTGGCGATCAGGATGCAGACGGTGCGGAACCGGAAGCCGATGCCCCCGACGCCCTTCTCCAACGCGTGGACGTAGAGCCACTTCTGCCAGGGCAGAAGTTCCCAGTTGACTACGTTTTCGAGGAAGTCGATGCAGCCGAAGCCCCATGAGGTGGCGGCGTTGAGGCCGCACCCGCATCCGCAGGTCTCGGGTAGGTCCGGGTCGCAGTGATCGGCTAGGGGTGGTGTGAACAGCCTGGGGACTGTGTGTCCCCTAAGCGTTCTGTCGAGAACGCCACTCGTCGAGGTCACTCACGTTGTCGCCGCTGGCGTCTCCGCCGTCGGCGCCTTCGTCGTCTTCGTTGCCGTCGGGGTCCGGCGGTTCGCCACCCGGAACGCGGGTGCCCGCGCCCGGTTCTAGCCCGAACAGGCGGGCCTCCTGCTGTAGGACGCGTCGGCAGTGCTCAGCAGATCGAGTGTCACCGGCAACGGCACGCGGATAGTGCGCGGCCCACAGCGCCTCCAGCCGTTCCACGTACACGTCGAACGCTTGGTCGCGGAGCAGGTCCCGGCGCTCCGACTTCTGCATCTCGCGCCGGACTGCCTTGTGGCAGGCGGCCAGGGTGTTGTAGCCGCATGCCTCTTGGATGGCGCGGAAGGACTTACCGGCGATGAACAGACGCACGGCTTTCATATCCCGCGCCAGGCGTTCCGCCGCGTTCATCTAGTCGTCGCCGTCCTCGTCGGCTGGCGGGTCGATGACCATCTGAACCTCACCGCACCGGCGGGCAGCGCGCTTCCTGTCCCCCTTCACTAGGACGAGGATGTCCTGGTGAGTGCGCCCCAGTGAGCGGCCCTGCGTGAACTGCTTGGCGGCCGTGAAACGGTTAGAGCCAACCGCCTGCACGAGCACGGCGTCGTTGGCCAGCCTCATGTCCGCTTCCGCGGCGGCGCGCTGCACCAGTGCTCGCATATCTCGAAGGTCTCCACGCTTGTCACGCACGGACCCGACGACCAGGCAGGCGAATGAGTCGTCGATGAGCACACGCGCCACCTCCCCCATGGTCTCGATGAATGCCTGGTCGAATTCGGCTGTCGACATGGCGGATAAGTCCGCAGGGTCCTTGGAGTACTGCTCCAGGTCGTAGTACGGAGGGCAGCCGATCATCATGTCGAAGGAGTCGGCATCGAGGGTCTTGAGCAGCTCCCGGGAGTCGCCCTGCACCCATTCCGGCCGTGGCCCGGGGTTGTACAGGTTCGGCTCAACCGCCGCCCACTGCTCGTCGTTCTCCGCGATCTGGTCGGCGGACAGGTCTATGCCGCGGTACCGGCGGCCGATAGCGGACGACACGATGCCGCGGACACTGCCACCGGCCCACGGGTCGATCACCGCGGCGCCAGGCGGGGAGAACCATGTCACCAGCAGCTCTGCCAGTACAGGGTCGAACACCGAGACGTGGCCGCCCTCGTACTGCTTGAGCTGGTCGCCGTACCGCTCGATGATCTCGTCGTCGGCAAGGGTCCGGCCTAGCTTCGCCTCGGCAGTGTTCTTGACCTGGTACCAGTTCTTGTAGACGGTCTGGGCTGCTTGGTAGGCCATCTGTCCGGCGACCGCGCGGCCCTCGACCGAGGCGATGCCTAGTGCCTTCCAAGCCCGGCCGCGGTCGCGCCACGGACCCTGCCGTGCGTCCAGCACCGACAGCGGCGGCACCCCGAACCGCTCGGCCAGGGTCGCCTTGGCACCCTCGGTGTCCCCCTCCCCCGGGTTCAACTCGGCCGCCAGCTCCTCCAGGTCGGCCGCCGAGTATCCGGTGCCGTCCAGCTCGTCCAGGTCCTCCAGGAGCGCCAGCAGTTCGGCAGCGTCGTAGTCACCCAGGTCGGACAAACGGTTGTCGGCCGCGACGATGGCTTTGGCCTGCTGCTCGGAGACGTCCAGCAAAGTGGCGCTGATGGTGTCCCAGCCCAGCTTGCGGGCAGCCAGGAGGGTGTGGTTGCCCGCAAGTACCTCCATGGGGCGACCTGTCTTAGTGCCTGCGTTGACGACAATTGGCCGGTACTGGCCATGACGGGAGAGCGACTGGACGATGGCGTCGACCTGTCCGCGCCGGGGGTTGCCGGCGAAAGTCCTCAGGTCGGTTACAGCAAACACTCGGACGACCAGGTCCTCGGGGGTCGTGGTCATGTGGATTCCGTCAACTTTCGTCGGGGGGGGAGGACACAAGCCGGGCGGCATGGGCCTCGCCTGGGCGTTTGAAGTTTCGGAGCCCCCTTACCCCTCTGGTTGGCCCTGAGACGGCCGTTTGTGGGGTGTCGGGTGTCATCGGTCCTCTGTGGCACAGGGGCGCACAGGGCGTTTCAGCGTCACCACTGCTCTGAGGGCAAACCGATGTCGATGTGGGCGTCGTCGGTGCCGCGTTTGAGGTTGCAGTCGCGGTGGGAGGGCCGGAGGTTGTTGATGTCCATGGCCAGCTCGGGGCGTTCCTTGACTGGTGCGGCGTGGTCGGCGTTGAAGACGTCGGGGTGGTACGGGTCGGTGATGGTGTAGTCGATGGGTCGGTGGCAGATCCAGCAGGGTGCGCCGGTGGTGCCGTCGTCGTTGGTGTGGTGGGCGCAGGCGGTGCGGAAGTCGGCGACGAGCTTGCGGTAGGCGCGGGAACGTGGGCGTCCGTCTGCGTCCAGGCCCTGGACGTTGGCGGGGTCCACGGGTGTGGTGGGCGCTTCGTCGTGGGTCTCGTACCAGTGGCGGGCTGCCTGCTGGATGTTGTGGGGCCGCTGCTGCTGGGCGCGGGCGAGCACCACGTCCTTGCCGGGGTTGATGGTTACGACCTCAGCGCCCAGTGCGCGGTACTTGGTGAGCAGGGCCTCGCTGGGGGTGGAGTGGATGACGTACACGTCAGTGGTGGCGATCAGTAGGACCGCGGTGTCTATGGCTGCCTGCCGGGCTGCCTTCGTTACGGCCTTCACGTGCTCGGGGTGGCTGTGGGGGTCACCGTCGGGCGGGGTGAGGACGTTGGCGATGGCGTCGTAGTCGATGGTGATGTCGCCGGGCTGGGCGTTGGCCTGTACCCACGTGGACTTGCCTGCTGCGGGTGGGCCAGTCACCACGTACAGCACTAGACCGCCACCAGGTGGCCGCACTCCAGGCAGCGGGGTGTGCCGCAGTAGCCGGTGATGCGGATGCGGTCGTCGGCGGCCAGGACCACGGCGCCGTGGGCGGGCGCATTGGGTCCGGCGAGGGTGCCGTCCAGCCGGAACCACTCGCTACCGCATTTGATGCAGCGGTGGTTGGTGGTCAGCGGTGTGCGGTGGTCGTCGAGGCGGGTGACGTTGTCGGCCATCAGCGGAACCACCGGAGTATGCGCAGCAGTGGCCGCTTCCAGCGAGGTGCGGTCAGGTACCGCACGGTGTCGTACAGCTCGGTGATGCGCCTGTGGGCGCGGGCGACTGGGTCCTGGCCGGGTGCCGGGCAGGCGGGTGGTTCTAAGTCAGGTGTAAGTCCGCCGAAGGCATGGACCCCTGAATACTTCTTGCCGCTCACGTGGTCGATGTACACAACGCCGTCGATGACGACGCCTACGCGCTGGCCATCGGGCATCAGTGGAGACCCACGGGCTTGTGGCCGCGGACGTCGGCGTCACCGGGGCAGCTGGTGCACAGGGCGTCGGGGCCGCCCAGCCAGTCGGGTGCCGGGTGCTCGCACTTGCCATCAGCGTGGGAGGGGTGTCCGCAGTAGCCGCATGGGGGGTTACTGGTGTCGGCCTCGGGTCGCTCCACGGTCGCTACGAACTCGCAGAACGTGTACTCGGCGAGTGGCCGGTCAAGGTTGGCGGCTGCGAGCGGTACACCGGTGTTCGGGTCCTTCGGTAGTGCGTCGACAGGAATTACGGCCGACGTGACAGCGACGACGGTGAGGCCGTCGGCCGCCGCGGTGGTCTCAATCGACTCGCGGGTGTGCCAGAGCACCTGGTCCATGTCCATGTCAGGAAGGACCGGGATAACGGCGCGGATCGTGCGCTGGTTGCTCACCAGAACAGCCGATCATCGGCGCGCGGCGCGTGGTAGATGCGGGCGGGCGGCCCGTACAGCAGCTCCCGAGGTACCGGGACGTCGTCGAAGACGTACGTGTCGGCCCGGTAGTGCGCGCCGCTGCGGGTCCGTCCGATGGACAGGAACTGGACCCGGCCGCCGGAGCGGTGCCGGACGGACAGGTCGTTAGCACTGCGGCGGACCCGCTCCAGCACGTCGATGCCCGGCATGAGATGGACGTCGACGAGGTTGCGGTGGTGTTCCTGTGCCACGGGCCAGTCCGACGTCTCGTACAGCACGAAACGGCCGCGCCGAAGCTCACCGGCGACGAGGTCGAGCAGGATGTGCGTCTTGCCGTGCTGGCGGTCGCCGCTGACGGTGACAACGGTGACCTTCGGGCCAGCAACGGCGTCCTGGTGGACCTTCTCTGCGGTGGTCATGCGTGGTGGTCCTGGATGACGGACTGGTGGGCGTTAGCGATCGGCTCCCGCAGGACCTCGCGGGCGATGGCGGCGTTGCCCCACATCAGCGCTTCCTCCAGCTTGGTCAACGCGAGGGCCTTCTCGCGGCCCGGCGGGAGGATCGAGTCGAGGTCGTGCGCCAGGTCCCGGCACTTCCCGCGGATGCTCTCGTGGCGGGTGACCTGGTCGACATCGGGTCGGTGGTAGTTGAACCGGTGGTCGATGTCGGCGTGGCTGGTGGGGGTGCTGTGGAACATGGCTGGGTCTCCTTGGCGCCATAGGTTGCAGGTCATGGTCAGGCCTGCCTCGTCGATCACTGCTCGCAGCAGCGGGTCGTGGAGAGCGGGTTGGGTCAGCACAGGTAGCACTTCTTCTTGGTGTGGTCGTGCTGGCGTCGGTGGCAGCCGGGGCATGCGCCGCCGAGCTGCTGCCCGCAGTGCCCGCACACCTCTTGGGCGCGCGGTGGTGGTGCGGCAGGGATGGGCAGTGTGAGGAGCAGGGTGCAGAAGGTCAGCGGCTGGGACGCCGGATACGCCATGCCTGCGACGGTGGCCACGACGTCCGGGGTGAGGAGGTCGGGGTCGGTGGTGATCACCACGGGCTTGCAGCGGCGGCCCTTACGGGACTGCCCTGGTGTGATGATCTGCCAGCCGGTCAGGTCCAGGAGGTCGGCCAGCCGCTCGCCGTCCTCACGGCTGCGGGCGACGACGACACCGGCACGCATCAGACAGGCGCCGGGTGGTTCTGGAACCACTGCTCGTACTGCTGCGGTGTGAGGAACGGGTACCGCTGCACCGTGGTCAGGTTGACCGTCCCACCACCGGTGGTGGGGGCGACGATGGCGAAGTTTCGCCATGACCGGTCCCCGCGGTTGAACACGATGTTGGAGAAGCTGATGTCGATGTACAGCGGCTGATCCCACGCCAGGAGCGGGGTGTTGGCGATGAGCTTGACGTTGACCGTGCCATCCAGCTGCTTCAACCGGCCCTCGTCGAGACGGGCGGTGAAGGTGTCGAGCGCGAAGTCGGTGGGGCGTGGGTCGTACTCGGCGGCGCGGAACGCCCAGCCGGACGGCACCCTGTACCGGAACAGGATGGTGCCGGTGACGGGTCGGATGTCCGGCTCGTTGTCCGGGTCGGTCTGGCGGTCGGTGACACCGGCCCAGGTGTCGTAGCTGACCGTGAACGACTCTGGCAGAGCGCTCACTTGCCCTTGGCGCCCTTACCGGTGTCCGCCGCCGGGGTGTGGTCCTCGCCGCCGGTCGTCGTGTACGCCTCGCCGGTGTGCACGGTCTCCAGCACCTCGGGGTCCTGGATGGTGGCGTCGCTGAGGTGGGCGTCCGGCGCGATGACGACGGACTCTGGCGGCAGGTTGTCGAGGCTGATGACGCCGTCCATGACGGTGCCGGTCGTGATGGCGGGGTCGGCGCGATGCCCGGACTCGATGGCGGCCAGCGTTACCGTGCCTTCCGCGGTGGTGTCGATGGTGTATTCGTCGACGTCCTGCAAGTAGATGACGCGGTCGTTGAAGCGGATCTCAAGGCGTGCGGCCATCGGAGTCTCCTAGGTTGGGGAAGAGGTTCTTGAAGGGGATGGACGGGAGACCGCGTAGGCGTGAAAGTAGCTCTGTCACAATGGTTTTTGCGAGTTCGTCGAGTTTGTTGAGGCCAGTGCGGTCCAGGATTGCGCGGGTAATGGCGTCGGCGATCACGGGCAGCTTGTCGTCGAGTTCGCCGATTCGCGCGAATACGCGGTCCAGTACCCGGTCAATCAGCTTGTCCAGCAGGCGGTCGATGAGTGTGTTTGATGGACGCCGAGCGGGCGGGATTGGGGAATCGTCCATTGCGTGTATCTCCCTGCGTAACAACATGTTTGGGGTGCACCGGGCCTGGTTACCCGTTCGGCCGTGACGCGATAGCTGCCCAGCTTGTTCCACGCGAGGGCAAATGGCGGCCCGGTGCACCGGCCTTGGGGGCTTCCCGCCAGCGCGGCGCAGCGCGCCCTCACCCCCAAGGAGTTGGGGCGTCCTGGGCATCGGCGTGCCACCCGCCCGACAGGCCGGGCGGCGATGTGGTGGCGTACCTGGTGACCCTGGCGCCGAGCACGCGGCGAACCTGGGGTCGCGCGCTTACCGGCAGTATCAGCGGTACCGGGTTGACGCGGCGCGGGGGCGGGAAGCGGATAAACGAAACGCCCCCGGGGTGAGGTCCGGGGGCGTTTCGGGCACAGCGGTGCCAACGACATATGTATAACACGTGATACGGGCGCAGGCCCGTATGCAGGTCAGACGGGTGTGTCGGGGTCTACCCTGTGTAGGGCTGGTCGTGAAGGACCGGCCGCGTCATGTGGTAGATCTCGTCCTGCAATCCCTCGACCAGCCGAGCGGCACGCCACACCACGTCCACGAACAGGCGGACGATATCGCCGGTTACCTTCTGTCTTTGTTCCTTTTCGGCAATCAGTTCGGCCAGCGGTCGAGTGACTGGGTCATTCTTGTCGACACCCACCGATTCGGCGATCCGCTTTATCTCCGACCAAAAGACGGCATCAGGGTTCAGGCGCACGTTGTCCTCAAGCCGACGCAGCTCGGTGACAGACGTACGTAGGTGGTCCGCGTCCAATGTGAGTGCCATGCAGCAATCGTGCCACGAGCCGCGGGACAGGGAGGTTGCCGAGTAGCCAGCACGGTTGGTGTTCTGCGGTTTAGGGTCGGCATCATGAACCTGTCAGAGGTGTACTTGTCCACGATGGACGCCTACGAGGACTTCGTCATCACCAAGAACCTGCTCAAGGTCCTCGACGAAGCGATGGAGCGCGCCCCGCGGGAAATACTGCGGGAGCGCTCTTTCTACGTACTGCCGCAGTACTACGCCATCTACGCGAAGGTCTGGTATGCCGAGGTCAGCTGGGACCGGCAAGACGATGCCCTGACTGCGCTTCGCAAGGCCGCTGAAAGATACGAGGCGGCGTACTCGTTGGCTAGAGGCCCCGGGGTGAAGGACATTCTGAACCGGCAGGGACTACCGACACCTTCTGAAGTGTCCAACTCGGTAAATGACCGGCCAGCGAGGTACCCATGGTGGAACCGCATTGGGTACCAGTGGTCCCAGCTGACAGCCGTGCGCGAACTCCCCGTGCCGTCCGAGTTGCCGCGCCGCGACACCAAGCTGTTTCCGGTGAACCTTCCCGACCCCTCAGCGGCCCTGACGTACTGGAAGGTGGTCGCCCGGGAAACGGCCGCGGAAGAGGTCATGAGCGATGCCAGCCACCCGGACGGCGTGGGATAGGCAGTACCCCTAGGCCGGACGACAAGACGCCGCGTGTGCTGCCAGCAGAGCGGCGGCAAGGGTTGGGGCGTCATCGGCCGCGAGCGGTGTGGGTATGCCGGACAGGGTTAGTCGGTTGCCGCGAGGAGCACGGTGCAGACGGACGGCGCCATCTGCCCACGGTTGTCCGCCCAGCGGCACGCGAACCGACTCGGACCCGAACGCATCCTGCGCCACGTCCGGCAACTCCACCAGCAGACAGCCAGCCGATTGAAGCAGCGATGGGAGAACCGCCGCTATGCGGGCGGCGACCTGCTCCGGGGTATAGACCAGTGTGGTGGGGTGGCTGTCGCCCAAGCGAGTCTGCGTGGTGCCGAGCAGGTTTGGAATACCTGCTATGGCCTGAGTGATCTTTGCCTCGACACGGCGTGCCATGGCCACTTTCCTATCAGATGTCACCGACAGCAGCCTTGATGGCCGCGACGGCGACCTGGTCCATATCCAGCTCGATGGCGGTCATGTCTATGACCGATTGGTCACGGTCGACGTGCCCGAATCGTGCGGCCTGGCGCTCCAGCTCATTCCAGATAGCGTCGCGCACCCGGGACACGTGCGCGTCAGCCATCGGACCTGGCCGCCTCGGGGTCGGAGGCGGCGTGCTGCGTGAATACCGGTGCGGTCGCGGCGTTGACGACGCATAGGGAGCCCAGCTCCGGCAAGTAGATGACCACGTTGCCGCTGGGTAGCTGGACTGGTACGCCGGGGTCTAGAACGCGCACGGGGATGGAACCGAGGGCGATGTAGGACGTCATGGTCGTCGGCAGACCGGGGCTGGTGGCCTCGATAGCCTCCAGCTGCCGCCGGGTGATGTAGAGGGTGCCTTCGATGTACTGCGGGTGCTCGATCTGCGCCAGAGGTGTGCAGTCGATCAGTGCTTGGATGTGCCGGGCCGTTGTCATGTGGTCGGCGCTTTCCGCTCGATCACCAGCGCGAAGTCGGCGGTGCCGGTCGCCCATTTGTAGGTCGGGCAAGGCCAGAGGTAGCAGCAATGTTTCGCCTTGCACGTGAACCTGGGTTGATGGTCGCCGAACAGTGAGATGGTCTTATCGAAGCCGGGGAGGCTGTCCTCGGATGTGGCGTCGATCTGGGGAAGGTGCTCCAGAGCTAGGTTGACGATGCGTTGGTGCTCATCCTCGTAGCGCTGCTCCCACCTATCACGCTCTGTGCGCAGGCCGGTGATGGTGGCGCGGTATCGCGCCAGCAGGCGGCGTAGCCCGTTCTTGGTGCGGGGTGGTTTCCAGTCGGCGTCTACGACCATGGGTTGTCGTACCTCCAGTTGCGCATGTCTTCGCCGGGGTGGTCGTGGTCGCCCCGGCGGGTTATCTGCTGCCATTCCAACGGGATACGAAGCAGGGGCGGTCGCGCCGTCAGAAGGTCTAGTGCCTTCAAACGTTGTGGCACAACACGTGTCGGTGGGTAGAAGTCGATGTTGTCTGGGTCGGTCAGCACCAGGTTGTAATCGGACGGCCAGACGTCTTGTGTGCAGCCGTCGCGTAGCTCGATGGTGAGGTAGAAGCCCCTGCTGTCGAAGTCGACGTGTTGCACCACGTTGACCAAGCCGCGGTCCTCCGCAGTCCTGCTGGTACGGATATTGGGACCGAGGCGCCACCAGCAGTCGGCCGGGCCGGGCAGTCGACGCGCGATGACCGGCTGTGGCTGTTGAACGGGCAGGTTGTCGGTCATGGGCGACCCAACCCTGCAAAGCGGAGGCGGAACTGGAGCGCGCCGCCCTTGATACGGAACATGGCTACCGCGCCGTAGTTGGGGTGTGTGTACAGCTCCACGTAGCTGTCGGGCAGGTGTGGCGGTAGCACGGTGTGGGCCAAGCGGTAGCCGGGCACGACGCGGTGTATCAGCTCGGCCGGGTAAGTGTGGGTCAGGGTTTGGTCTTCCACCCGTATTCCTAGCGCCACAAAGTCTGTCATGGGGTAGTACGCCGACATGCAGCGTAGGTCGATGACCCGGTATCGAAAATCCAACGCTGGCGGGTCGTCGCCGGGTTCATGAAATTCAAAGCGGGGGTGTGTTTCTTGAGGTATGACCAGGCGAAACTCCGAGTGGAGCGGTTCGTTGTCGTCGGTGACGGTGGGCTGCGAGTAACGCTGCTGCTGCCACTGCCACGGCTCGACGGGCAGGGTGATCTGGGCGAGGGGCGAGACCGTCGCAGGTTCTGATTCGCTCCCCCGGACGCCGGTCGCGCCAGGGCAGGTGCCGCGCACGAGGCCGTGCCAGGGGCCGCCACACTTCGGGCAGGTGTCCTGGTTGATGTTGTGGTCGTAGCCCGACCGTTCCTGCTCAAGCTGGTCGTCGACGAGCGCTGCTATCGCGTCGACGACATCGGCCTCCGGGTTCCTCACCGGTGCGCTGCCTCCCAGGCGCGCAGCCGCGCCCACGCGGCCATCGCGTGTAGGTCGTACGGGTAGGTGGGCTCGCCGTCGAAAATGTGCAGCGCGGTATAGCCGGGCGCGAAGTGGGTGAGGCCGGTCTGGCTGGACACCCCGCTGCCGTAGGCGTCTCCCTCGATCTCCCATTCAATGACCGGACCGCCGTCGGGCGCCACGATCACGATGCGCTCCGCGACCGTCGTATCGGCAATGCGGTGGGCCAGCTGGACCAGGCGCCAAGCCAACCAGCGACGGATACCTAGCTCCCGGGTCATCGGCCCTCCCTGATCAGTGCGGCCAACTGCGTGGCGGTCGCCGCCATGTCTTCGAGGGCGTCGGCGGTATGCGAGTCCTTCCACGGCTGACTGGCCATAGAGAGCGTGCGGGCGCACCGGGCGATGTTGCTGATGCCTTCCGCGATGAGGGCCCGGCGCTCTATGGCCACCGCCATGGGGTCGTCGGCGCGATACAGGTAGACAGAATCGGCGTATTCGTAAGAGCTGGCACGACGCCGGAAGTAATCGTCATTAGGGGAGTAGTCGGTGCGGCGGAAACGCAGCAGCTCCTTGCAGTCAGTGTCGACCACCACGATGTCCCGGCCGAGGATGCGGGCCACAGTGCCATGGGTGACGATGCTGGGGTAGAAGCGCCGGTCCTGTATCTGCATCACTTCGGCGCCGACGGTCATCCAGTCCGGCAATGCGTCACGGGTTGAGGTGGTCATGCCGTCAACGTCACTGTCTCGTCGCCAGTGAACATGTATTCGTCCATGACGAAAGGGGTTTCGCTATGCAGCACGTGCAGGGTGGCCATGTCGGCGCAGAAGTAGATCTGCCGTAATTCTCCGGTCACGGTGATGTCTCGGTCTTGGGAGCCGAGAGTGACGAAGCTAATGCCCATGCCGATAGCGGCCTGGGTAAGCTCTCCCACTTCGTAGTCGCCTGGTTCTGGCTGCTTCATGGTGCGACAACGGTGATGATGGGCTTGCCGGGCATCATGTCGGCTAGCTCGGTCAACGGGTTGATGTGCTTGTGCGCGCCCGCGGCCAGCGGTGTGACGGCCAGTTCGGCGCCGTGCACCTTTTCCAGGTTGGCCAGGTAGGTCATGTAGGCGTCTGCATCAGGCATTTCGGGTACGTCGACGTCGGCCAGTTGGGGATGTTGTGCCAGCAGTGCTGGCTTGCATTCGCCTGCGGCACGAGGCAATTGATGGGTAAACAGGTTGTCGCCGGTCATGTAGTTGAGGAGTGCGTAGATGTCGCCGATGTCGGCTACCAGCATCAGGTCGGTCGTCACGGTCAAGATGGCGCCGAGGCCGAACATGCGCGGGGCGGGTGTCGTCATGGTCGTCTAGTCCTCTCCGGCAGTGTTGGGAGCCTTGATGTTTGGCCAGTAGATGACGGTGCGGTGGCCCATGTTGTCGGTGTAGGTGGGCAGCGACCAGATACGGTCTACGAGTTCCGCGACGTCATCGTCGGTGTCTGCCAGGACGTAGGCCAGTTCGGCGGTGACTGCGGGGGTGAGGCTGGAGTCGTCGAGTACGACGGCTAGGCATTCCCTGCCGTACATGGCCCGACCGCTGTAGTCCGTTCGGATAGTGGGCAATTCACCGTCGCCTGCATAGTTATTGAGGCTGTCCTCAAAGGACGCTAGCTGCTGGGCCGTCAGGGTCTCATTCATGATGCAGACTGTATAGTGCGCTATACGTCACGTCGAGCGTTAGTCGGCGCGGATAACCGCGATGATCACGGCCGTCACGCAGAGGACCACGACGGCAAGGACGACCGCGGCGGGCCAGCCGTTCAGGCTCTGGAGTGGGGTGTTGAAATCCATTGCGGCGTCTGCCTTCCTTTACCTGGTGACGTGCTGGGCTGTTGGGGTGCGGCCGTCGAGAATCTTCTGGATCAGTCCCGGGCTGCACGTCACCGCCGCGGCCAGCGTGGCGTAGGTCCACTTCTCTCGTTCGGTGGTCCACAGTTCACGAACTAGCCGGTCTCGTTCGTACCGGTGTTGTTCGCCGACGCGGGAGGCATCACGCTGCAACCGGTGATGCTCCCGCGCCTGCTGTGCCCTTGGGTCCACGCGTTCCTACAGTCCGGCCGAGAAGTCCGAGATCAGCTGCGGGACAGCCGAGTCGAAACCGGACACGTCGAGCTGGCCGGGGTCGGCGGGGTCGGCGATGGTGAAGCGGGTTGCCGTCATGCCGACAACGATCAGGCGGGCGTTGATGCCCGTCTTGTTGCGGTAATCGCGGAGCGCCTGGTGTGGGTGGACGTCGCCGAACCAGGTTTCGTTGTCGGTGATGACCACGAACGTGTCGAACTCGCGCTTGGACTGTTGTGCCCACAGCATGGGGAGTGCGCAGTCGGTGGCGCCGAAGCTGAGTCCGGCGGTGTACCGGCACACGTCGTCGAGGCGGCGGCGCGGTGTGATGTCCAGCGGGGTGATGTGGTGCTGGGACCGGTAGCCGTAGCCCGAGCGCGCGGCCTGTCGTCCGTCGGTGAAGCCGACGACCTCGTGGTCGGGCTCGACGTTCGCGGTGACGAGTGCGAGTGCGGCTGCGGCCTCGCGGCATGTCAGCGGCATACCCGAGATCGCGGCACCCATGGAGCCGGATACGTCCAGCGCCAACAGGGTTCGCTTCCCTGACGGCCGTACCGCGCCGTAGGCGTTGTAGAACGCGGCGTCCAGAGCGTCCACGACCTTGCGTTCCGGCGTCCAGGTGGAGTCGCCGCGCGCCGAATGCCCGGACGCGTAGGTGCGCTGTGCGATCAAGACGTTGACCGGGTGGACGCGGCCCTTGCGTAGACGGTCGGCGTCCTGGAGCTGAGCAACCACGCGATCCAGATATTCACCATGGAGGACCCCATGCCGGGTCAGGCGAGGCAGTTGGCGCATCAATGCGGTCTGCGGCAGACCGTGCTCAATCAGCGCTTCCCACACAGCGGTGAAGTTGAGCGCGACGTCTGGCAACGCTTCCCAGGGAAGGCCGTTGCCACGTCGAATGATGCTCACCCATTCCTTGGGCTGGGTGGCGCGCTGGGCATCCTCGAAGTCCTCGATGATCGCCAGGGGGTGGTCAACCACAAGCTCGACGTTAGGCAGCTTGGGCCGGGAGGCGTTGCGCTCCCCTGCCTTCAACTGCTCGGCAGTGAGGGGCTGGACCTTACCGATGTAGTCGTTCAGGCCCTTGCCGACTGCCCAGTTGAAGGCGAGGCGGCGGGCCGGGTCCGCCGTGGTGGGGCCGGACAGGCGTAGTAGGTCCCGGTGCATCCAGCCTTCGCGCTGCCGGTACTTGACCAGCTGGTAGGCGAGGCGGTCGACGGGCTTGTCGAGGTACCAGCCGCCGACGGCGCGCTGCATGGCGCGGCCCCACCCGCGGAACTGCTCCATGTACTTGACGAACGTGTAGAGCTGGGTGCCGGTGCGGGCGACCGTGGGCAGGGCTGCTGCGGCGGCGCGGCGGCCGTCGACGTCCTCTGCTGCGGCGGCGATGGCGAGGGCGAACAGGGCCGGGTTCTGCCGGGGTGCGCGTCCGTCCACAGACACCTCGACGATGTGCTGGACGAGGCGGACTGGGTCGGCCGCTGCTGCGCGGAGCACGACGGCCGCTGTTTCCTTGGTGAGGTCGGGGGCGGTGGTGTAGTAGGTGCCGCCGTCGGTGCCGAGGGTGAGGAAGCGGTGCAGCAGGGCCTCGTCGTCGATGGTGAAGGTGTAGCCACCGGCGGAGTTCTTCACCTGCCGGGGGTCCGCCTGCTGCGACTGCGGCGTCTTACGGGTTCCGATAGTGGTGAGAACGTCCACCGTGCATCTCCTTGTTAGAGGGTGCGGGCGGCGCGAACGTGTGAAGGGCTGCCGGGGTTCGTCATCCTTGCGAGGGGTGGGGTAACCGACTGCGATCCTGCTCGTGCCACCCGCGTGGGCTATTGGGCGGGTGATGTGAACGTGAGTGTGCTGACCGGGATTTCGCTTTTACACCCGCACTAGGTGCAGGCGACAGGGATTGAACCTGCATTAACCAATTGAGTGATAACCGACCGAGCTTCCTGTTCACATCGGGTTGTCTGTCGTGCGTGCGCGTAGGTGGCGTGGGCGTGTGGGGTGCTGACCGGCGTATGTGGACAATTGCCTCTACCAATTGGGCTACACCCCGCGAGCGAGGTGGTGGGGCTCGAACCCACACCTGACTGTTTTGGTAACCGACCTGCGTCCTGTCCACACCGCCTGCGCGCATGCGTCTGCTGGTGTTTGAGGTGGTGTGAGCGTGTGGGTTTCGTCCGGGTTTAGCGCTCTAGGCCGCTGAGCTACAACCACTTTCGTGGCTGGCGGGATTCGAACCCGCGTCTCTCTCAGGAAAGGAGATAACCGAACGAAGTCCTGTTCACACCGTGCTGTGCATGGAGTTGTGTTGGGTGATGGGGCGAACGTGTGTGTGCTGACCGGGGTTTAGCGCTCTGCCAACTGAGCTACAGCCGGGGGCTGGCTGGCGGGACTCGAACCCGCGACCTCTCCATTACAAGTGGTAACCGACCTGCGTCCTGCTCGCACCATCTGGTTTCTATGTAGTTGTGGTCTGGGAGTGACGTGAACGTGGTTGGCGCTGGACGGGTTTGGCTCCATTTCCCCGCTTGGCTCGGGGCGTTCTAACTTGAACTACGGGGGCGTACCCCGAGATAACCGACCTGCATTCTGTTCACGTCGTCCGTTGTTTTTGTTGTCTGAAAACGAAGCTATACCGCGGTATAGCGGTGCTGCAACAGGATTGAGGCTTGGCTGTATAGCCGCTCGGTAGCCGCGACCATCACCGTCCGGCGCCAGCTCCTCCGCTCGCCGAGGAACCACCGCTACCAGTGGACCCGCTACCAGCGCTGTTACCTCCAGTTTCACCCGCGCCAGGACCTGCCGGAGCTGTAGACGGACGGTGCTGGCCCTCAGGGCATTCCGGGTCCTCCGGGGGTTTGTATCCGCCGCCACCGGCTGGCGTGAAGGGTGCCGGTCGGGCGCCCAGGCAGGTCTTAGCGTCTGTCGCGGCATACAGGCAACGGTCGGGGAACGCGGAGGCGGTCGCAGTTGGGAGCACCGTTAGGGCTGCAATGGCGGCTCCGATGACGGCAATACGTTTTACATAGAGGCTTTTCATGACTCGGAACGTATACAGAGCTATACACAGAAGCAAGGTCGTTAAGGCTTGTTTTTTCGTATAGTGCGCTATACATTCTGAGTCATGGCAAGAGTGATACTCACAGCGAAAGCGCGGATGCGCGCCAACAAGCGCCGCGTCACGTCGGCACTCCGCAACGCAGGTATGCCGCTCCTCGTCGACAACCGCGACGGCATCTGGCGCCTCTACTTCATCGGCACCGACGACACCGGTGTCGAGCTGGAGCTGATCCTGGTCCCACACGCCACCCAGGACTGGACCTGGGTATGTATCCACGCCATGCCCACCAAGTACCGGAAAGGAGGGGCACAATGACCCTCATGAGCAGTCACAGCGAAGCCGACCTCAAGCGCCTCACCTTCGGCGATGACCTGGTCGTCGACGACATCGACCTCGACAAGGAAGAGTTCCTTGTCGGCGACGGAGTCCGGCTGACCAACGAAGCGGCCGACAAGCTCGCAGCCGAAACCCTAGCCGAGGTCGAACGGCGAAACATCCAGGCAGAGAAAGGCTAGCCAGATGGACGCGGTATACGTAGTAGATACAGGCAGCGAAGAGATCTACGTTATCGCTGACCACGAATGCGCCGCGGCCGAGAAAGTGGCGGCGATGGTCGGTCACGAGGTCAACTACGCCGAGCACTATTCGGACGATCTAGACGACATGCCCGGGACGGACTAACCAGGGATGCTTCGGACTGCCATCACTCGGCTGTACCAGCGTGCCTCTTCCTCGGGTGTGGTCGGCGCTGGCGGGTCGTTGTTCCGCATGTAGCGTTCCCACGCGGAACGGCGGCGGGTCTCTGCGTGGTGTTTCTCAGCGGCCTTGCGGGCGGCGCGTAGGTCGTTGCCGCAGTAGAGGTCCCGGGATGACGGAATAGCGTCCCAGTCGCGCGAGCCGGGCACGTATTCAGTGATCCAGCAGCGTTTGACTATCTCGGTGGTGGTGTTAGTCGGCGGGTCCCAGAGGCGGTACTCCGTTGTCCGTGGCAGCAGGGTGTAGGTCCCGCCGATGTCGTCGCGGTGGTGGGCAACCCACAACCAGCGGCCCTTATGCCAACGGTCCTCGATGCGTTTCCATGCGAGGGTCACGTCGACGAAGGCGATGCCGGTCATGACGTTCCGCCATTCTGGGGCGTTGCGATGGCCGCTGCGGTCATGCTTTTGACCTCTGCCATGTACCGCTCAAACCGCAGGCGCTGGGCTTTCTCGTAGGGGCGTTCTACACGTTGGGTTGGCCAGTCGGGCTCCATGATGCGGCGTTGGGCCTCGTCTTCGGCGGCGTCCATGACGCCGGTGATCCACCTGCCGTCGTTGATCAGTGGCCGGGCGTCGGCGGGCAGCGTCTCCACCGTCTCGCGGCCGTTGCTGGGCGGTTCGCATTTGTAGAAGCCGCCCCAGTTGTCGAGCTGCCAGAAGATCTGGCCGGACGGGGTGGCCCATAGTTCCCAGATCATGCGCTGGTGCCTCCCTGTCGGCGGACGCGTTGGCGGGTGAGGTAGGCAAGGACGTCGGCGACGTTGTATTCCGGTTTGCCTTCTGGCCCGGTGCGCTCGGTTATGCCGTCGCCCAGTCCTTTTCGTCGCCGGTACGCCCAGTTGCGGACCTGGTGCTCGGTGAGTTGAACGATGTGGGCGAGGTGGATGACGAGGTCGGCGGCCGACAACCACGCCTCCTGGTCGACGGGGGCGACGGATGGCACTGCCCAGTAGACGCCGAGGTCTTGCCAGTACCTGTCGCGTTCTATGAGGGCCTGCATGGGGTCGGTGATGCGTCCGGCCGCGACGTCCTCAAGGAGCTGGCGGTAGGACAGTGCGACACGTTTCGCCTTGTCCTCGCGGCTGTCGCCTGTCCACTTCCAAACTTTCTGGTCAGTCATAGTCGTGCCCTATCGCTGGGCTGCGGGATACGTTGATGTGTCCCGTCTCTGGGTTCCATGGAAGCAGGTGCCGGGTACGCAGCGTCATGCCTCGCGGCTCCGTCCCCCGAAGGTCAGCAGGATTCCGGCCATGGTGAGCCAGTCGTGGGCGGTGTTGCCGTCGTTGATGCGGTTGAGCATCTCGTCGGCCAGCATCAGGGACACGCGGCGCCGGGCCGGGTACGTGATCCAGCGTTCGGGCGGGAACTGCGGAACCTCCGTGACGGTGCCGGGGCATACCAGCGCGGTGTCGACGGTGTACTTGGTTGGTGGGGACAGGGTGTCCAGCCAATTGGAGAAGTCGGGCATACCGGGAATGCTGGCGGCGACTGTCTCGGCGTAGCGGCGGTAGACCCGCGCTTCGATGACATCCAGGTCCTCGACCGCGGCCTCTGTCACGGGGTGCCCGCGGGTGTCGTCTGGCGTTGCTCCGGGGTTTGGTGCGGCACCGGTCCACTGTTGAGGATCGCGCTGACTTTGTCGACAACGAGGCGTCCGGCGCCCGCCTCGTCCAGCAGTGGCTCGTCGGCGACGCGCTGGACCATGTCGTTGATGCCGTCGAGGCGCCAGTATGCCTCGGCGAGAAGGTGTTTCATTTGATCGAGTAGTTGCATGTTCTTCTCCCGTTCTTCGAGTTCGCGCATGAGGTCGATGACGCCGCGCTGGAGCCAGGGGTATTCCCGTTCGCCGTATGTCCGGCCGCAGGTGGTGCAGTCGTATTGGTTGGTGCCGTCCCAGCGGCCGACGGTGTATGCGCCGCACTGCTGGCCGTCTCGTTTGACCGCGGGGCAGGGCATGGCGGAGTGGTGTCGTAGTCGGGGCAGGCCAAGGGCCTGGTAGACGTTGCGGGACAGCTCGATTAGTTGGAGGGCGATGTCGACGCCGTCTCGGTCCACGAGGTGGCGGGGTTGCCCGTGCTGGGGATGCCAGCCCTCGTCGCCGTCGGGTACTCGGCCCCAGACGAGCATAGGTTGGGCGGGCTGGGCCAGGAGTACGTCTAGGTTCTCGGTGATCACGGCGGCTGAGCGGGCGACTACCTGACGTTGGTGGACGGTGAAGCCTTGGCGGCCGTGGCGCTGCCTGCCGGTTAGGTTCATCGCGTGCTCCACCATTTCCGCGGCCCGGTCGGCGGTCTCGACGATGTCGCGCTGGAGGGCATCACGTTGAGTGTTGAGGTTGATGGCAGCGGTGGCGGTCATGGTGACGCGTGCTCGGTCGACGTACACACGTTCGCCGATGCCCTCGTGTAGTCGGTCCCAGTCCCGGGGTAGGCCGTTGACGGCGTACCGGAGGCGGGTTAGGCAGCCGCCGCAGACGACGCCGTCGGCGATGAGTTGGCCGGACGGCTGGTCGTCTTCGTCGACGACGGTTGACCAGTCGTGGTTTATGCATCGGTGTCCGAACGCGCAGCGGTGCGGATCACGGTGCGTCACAGTGTTACTCCTAGCAGGCAGTCGAGGTGGATGTAGTCGTGGTTGGGTACGAGGACGTTTGGCACGGGTGGCCCGGTTAGGACGGGTATGCATCGTTGGTCGTCGTCTATCGGCTGACCGCATCTGAGACAGGCCGTTACGGGCAGATCCTGGCCCGGCTCTAGAAACCAGATGCGGTCCTGATGTTTGACCCAGCGGCGCGTGCATCCGGGGCACGTCCAGGCATAGCCCTGCATCACCATGGCCACGTCCGGGGTGTAGTGGCCGCAGCCGCATAGGACGGGAGCGCCTGCGCTGCTCATTGCGCCTCGTCCTGTTCCCATGAGTTGCGGCATGTGATGCAGGTGCGGAGGACGTACCTGCGGTGCGGGAACTCGGCGGTTAGCGGACTGTCCCACCACGTCTCGTATTCGGGTATCTCGACCTGGTGTGCTGCCTGGGTGTCGCATTGGGGGCAGGTATCGAAGGCGTGGAATTGCAGAGCGATTCGGTATGGGTGGGTCTTGCGTGCGAACCAGCGGCCGTCGTTGTCGCGGGCTTTCGGCGGCCATACGGCGATCTCCACTATGGTGCCGGTGACGTTGAAGGGCAGGTCCAGGATGTCGCCGGGGTGCAGGGTGTCGGTCAGCCTGGCGCGGACAAAGTCGTCGTGTGCGAGGTTTAGACGGAAGGGTAGTGGCCACTTCTTACCGTTGCGGTGCAACGCAACTGGGGTGGTCGGATCGTCCAGACGTACGCTCTGATGGGTCACTGCTGCCGCCAAGTCTGTCCACATTCCGTGCACTCCCGGGTAACGGAGCCGGGGTCCTGTGTGCATGGCTGGATGTAGTGGGTGTTGATGAATCCACAACGGGGGCAGGCGCACTGGGCAGCGAACTCAGATACGCGGTAGGTGTCGGGTCGTGTCGGTTTGGCTGTCTCGGGTGCGCCTAGGACTTTGTAGCCCTGGCCTATCCAGAGGTATGCGACCTTGCTCGTGCGGTCCCACCACCACTTGCCGATGTGGTCGGCCGCGTTGACCATGCTGAGCAACTCGTCGGGAGAGTCGACCTCGCCGACCATGAACAGCGGTTGCCCGGCACCAGACCTGGCAAGCAGGGCGCGCCTTAACGGGTTCGGCTCGACGCTGACCCGACGCCCGCCGCCGATAGTCACGTCGCCGACGATGGTGTGGGCGGCGATGCTGCCGTGGCTGGCCTGCACCGTAATGGTCCCGCCAGTCTGGATCGCGACGGAATTGTCGCCGGAGATCTGGATCTGGTTGCCGCGTCGGCGCGGTCCAAGTGTGAACAGGTACGCGGTGAATCCGCCACTAGCCGCGAGGAATAGCGCCAGGGCCTCAAGAAGCACACTCACGACGCCAGCCCCCGCGATCGGTTGTTGATGCGCGCTAGCTCCATGCCCTGTCGCTCCAGTTCCTCCCGTTCGGCCGCGCGTAGGTACGCGCTCTGCAATTGGAGGATGACGTGCCGGATGGCGTCTTGCTGGGTGTCGACACAGGCAATGGGGTGTTGCTCCCAGGGCCGCCATATGCACCATTGCGGCGACGCGGTCAGGACGTCGTCGGGCAGTGCGGACCAGTCCCGGCGCTGCCAGGGTGTCTGTTCGCCGTCCTGCGCTTTGCGTATGCGCCAACGCTTTAGCTGCTCCGGGGTCCACTCACGGTGCATTGAAAACCTCCTCGTATTTGCGTACATCGCGGACGATGTGCGATGGCTTGGCCACTGGCGCCTGGCAGGTAGAGCACATGGGTATGACGCCAGCACGGGTAGCGGCGACCGTGCGGTCGCGTACCTCCCACTGGGCCGCTATCCACAGCGCCCGTGCGCAATTCGTGCACAACAGGAACACCTCGTTGCCGAATTCGTCTGCCTCCTCGCCGTCGCAGTTGTCCAGGACGTGTACCGAGACGACCGCGGTGACCGCCCGCCTGCACGTGTGTTGTGGGTGCTGGCAGGTGGGGCGTCGGCCGACAAACTGGTCGTTGAGTCCGAGCAGCTGGGTGTCTACTAGGGCTGCGATCTGCTGTTCGGTGAGGCGGTCTTCGGTCATCACAGGCAGCCCCCAGCGTGCACGGTCCAGCACTTGCCACAAACGTCCGTGATGGCCGCTGGCGGCGCGGCGTTGGGGCAGTCCGCGTGGATGAGGGCGTCGTCGACGTACCGGACCCAGTCGCCGACGTTGACGGGCTCGTCGCAGTCCTCGCATTGGTCTGGGTACTTGGCCTGAAATGCCCGTGACGTCTCGCTGGCGGTCATCCGGCTGCCCTCCGTGCGTCTGCGGGGTGTGGGACGAGCTGTAGGGGTTTACGGCACGTGCAGGGCAGGACGCCGGAACCGTCGTCGGCCTCGATCCAGCCGCCGCCCTGGCAGCGGGTGCACGCCTCCCGCCGGGCCAGGGCTGCTGCCCGGTCCGACTTCTGACGTTCGGCTACCTCCTCGGCGGCTGCCTCCGCTGCCAGCCGGGCTGTCATGCAGTCACGGCAGTTTGGGGGATGTGGGTCGTTGATGTGCTTGGGGCAGCGGGTGGGCGCCTCCCCAACGTAACCACCTACCCAAGGTGACCCCTTCCCCTTCCCCTTCCCCTTCCCCTTCCCCCTAGTGATCGCGATGCCATCGGAATGGCATTCCAATGGCACATCGGATTGCGATGGGTTTTCGATGGCATCGGGGTCGGTTTCGGATGGCATCTCGATGCCACCGAGGTCACTGTCTGGGGGCGTTGGGTCATCGTCCGGCCTCGGGTCTGTCGGGGTGCCGTCTGGCCCGGGGCCAGAGGGGTCGATCTGGTTGGCGACCGTCACCGCATCGGCACGACGGGTGCGCCGCAACTCGGCCGCCAGCACGGCACGCAGGCTCGGGGATTCGACGGCCTGGGCGCATTTCAGAGCATTCGCGAACAGGTATTTGTGCTTGAGCACGCCGTCGTTGCGTATGTACGAGCGGACCAGCAACTCCTCGGTGTCCTCGTCGTACGCCACATACAGGTGCTCGGCGAGTTCGCTTGTAGCGCGGCGTACATCGGCGACGCTGGTCTGGTCGCAGCCCTTCGCCCACTTGCTCAGTTGCAGCGGCAAGACTCCGGCGTTGTTCACGTTCGGCTGCGACAGCAGGAGCATGTACATGCGCTGTGCCTCCACCGAGCGCTGCTGAAAGTCTTTGTCCCGCCAGATGATTGTCAGAATCCGACCATGGTCGCGCGGCACAGCTATGTCTCCTTCTGGTTGGCTAGCTCGAGTAGGACGTCGGCGTGGCAGGGGGCGTCAAGTGGGCACCAGCAGCAAAGGTCGTGGCCTCGGAGAAGTGGCACCAGGTCCTCCACGCGTTTCATGGAGCCGAGGAGCCAGCGGCGGTACAGGCGCACTGCGTAGGTGGCTGCCCAGTCGTGTGTCCCGGTGCCCTGGAAGAATGTTCCTGGCCCCTCGACGGTCCAGACACGTTCGCGACGGCGGCTGAAAAGGCCGGGCTCCGTACCGGCGCACACGACCTTGAACGGGTTGCCCCATCGCCCGGGCCGGGTAACGCTGATCGCGCCTTCCGGTTTCCGCCAGCCCGCACTACGCCGCAACTGAATACGTTGGGGCATGCTCACCAGCCGAACTCCGTGGGCACGTACACCTGGGTCTGGGATCGGATGAAGCCAGTGTCTAGGGGCGGCTGGTCGGACTCGGTGACGCGTATCAGGAGGCGCCAGCCGCGGGTCTCGGCCGGGGTGGCGGTGTGGATGTTCCACCAGTCCCACGACATCCATTGCGCCAGTGGAGCGTCCAGGAAGTCATCGTTGCCCATGCGTGGTGCTGCCGCGTTCACCTTCTGTGTCAGCTCGCGGTACAGGCCGGAGTCCCCGCTGTGCTCCAGGCCAACCACGTACGGGTGCCGCATGAACCGCGTGGGGCAGTCGTTGCCGACGTGGACGGTGTGGAATCGGGGCCGGTAGCCCCGCGCCTCCAGGAGCGTTTGTGCCGCCAGCGACGGAGCGCCGGTGTTGGACGCACTGGCCGACATAAAGCTCGTCTCCTCGCCCGGCTTGTCTGCGTTACGCCGCGGTACGCCGTCGGTGTGCCAGCCGGGTATCGCAGGGATGAACCCGGGCAGAAGCAGCGACACCTTCGTGTCGACGTGCACGTGTGTGTGATCGCCGACAATGGGCGCCTGCTCCAGGCACCGCCGGACAGCGGGGCCGCCGAACAAGACGGCGTTCTGGAGGCTGGCGCGTTCCAGGTTGGGGGTTGCCGGTATGCACTTGAGGTCGGTGTAGTCGAAGAAGTCGACGACCGGACCCGGTTGCACGGGGCGGGTGTTGAATGTGTAGGACACGGTCACTGGGTCACGGCCCATTCCACGGGGTGGACGGTCCAGCTGAAACCTGGCAGCTCGGTGCCGCTGTCTACCTCCAGTTGCGCGTCGCTGGGAGGTTGAATCACTAACCAGGTCAACCGCTTCTCGGCGGCCGAGTAGTAGCGACGGGCCAGGCGACCGTCTGTGTGTACGGCCACGCTGCCCTCGGCGTAGCCCAGGCGCTTGACGTTGAGGGCGCGGAGCAACCCGACCACTAAGTGTTTGGCGGTGTTGTACTCCAGCTTCTTTGGGAAGTCGGGTATCTCCTTCTGTAGCCAAACGATCATGGCGGCCAGCTCGGTGTCACTTACGGTCACACGGCCGTCCAGATATTCAGGTGGAACTTCCGGCGGGGTCTGGACCGGTGCGCCAGTGTTCAGTGTCGCGTTGAGGTTCACGCTGTCTCCTTGTCATGGGTTGCGTTGCCGGACATGGGCGCCCAGCTGAGCAGCCCGTTGTGGTTGCTGCGGTAGTTGTCGACGGCCGCCTGTGCCTTATCTCGGCTGTAGTCCATGGATGTCCACCACTCGACGTCGTGCCAGACATCCCGTAACGCCGTCATCTGCTCGGACTCCCACGCGGTGAAGGCCTCGTTAATGCGGGCGATGAGTGCACGGGTGTCCCGTGCGGCGCGAGTCCCCGGAAAGGACGAGTCGAGGGCGTCGGCCATGTCGTTGAGGGTGGACATGTGGCACATGACTTCATCTAGGTCGTCCGAGTACAGGTAGTTGAAGCTGCCGCCACTCACTTGCTGACTTCCTCCCCGCCGCCACAGCAGCCGTCGCAGCCGTGAATCCCCATGCCGTCGTATGGGTTCGATACCTCGGGTCCGTCGATCACGTCCGCGTTTACCGGTGGCCGCCACGCCCTACGCGCCTTCTCCCAGTACCCGAACTGGTCGGGGTCAGGGTGGCCAACACCGTGAGGGCAGGTGCGCTCGAACAGCTTCCGGTCGTTGCGCCATACCAGCGGCCAGGCTCGCATGTGGTGGTCGGACGGGTTGTGGATCACGCACAGGGTCCCGGCGCAGTTGTCCATCGGGTGCACGTTCACCAGCAGGTTTCCCTCGGTCTCCGTCACGAACTGCTTCTCGCTCATTCGGGAACCGCCCGCCCGGCCGCTCGGTACGCAAGAGCCCGTATTACGTGTTGCGGCAGTGGCTCTGGCGCGTTGTTGACCTTTGCCCTACGCCGGACCTCAATACGTCCGTCCGGGTGGACCCACCACAGGCCGCACCCGTAGACCGGCGGATGCTCGATCAATCCCGCGGGGACGGCGTACACAAACCGGTGAACAACCCGACGCCATGGGTAGACCTTCCGCCACGACTCGCGCGCAACGTCCGCCCTGGACACCTTGATCTCGATAGCGGTACGCACCAGGCTCGTGTCGAACATGAGCGCGTCGATACGCCGGGTCAACGGGTCTCGTTTGACGGCCTCGTCATCGTCCAGCCAGTACGGGTAATCGTCGGCGATCACGACCTCCTGGACCAGGGCCGCCTTGTCGTGGTGGAGCCGCAGTGCGGCAAGCACGTCCCTGGCCGTCATCAGCATTTCGCCGCCTGGACCGGATACTCCCTCGGGAACTGTTCGGGCCATTCTGCGGGATCGCCGCCCTTCCGGTCCTTGAGTTTCAGCGCGCGCGCCAGGTGCTCGCCGTACTGCTTCATATGGAACGCGACACCGGCCTCCTCGCACTGGTCGCGGAGTTGTTTGGCCCAGTCGAGGTGCATTGGCCGCGCGCCTGGCCCGGACTCGCCGCCGACGATCATCCAGTCGATACCGCGGTCGAATTCGTCGCGGGCGAGGAGCCCGGAAGTCGTCGTATCAATCAGACCCAGTAGTGGCTCGGCGCTGACGAACCGCACAGCGGCCGGAGTGTCGTACAGGGCCGGGATGCGGAGATCGGCCCGCTTCTGGTCCTCGGCGCTCACGCCCAACCAGACGTTGGGTAGCGGCCAGCGCTCGGCTGGGTCGGTCCCGAGCGATTCGGATTCGTCAGGACCGTTTTCCACACTCCAGGCGTCCCACACCAACTGGAGAAAGTCTCGTGAATTCAAGAGCGCCCGCATGCGCCCGTGGCGCTTCGTGAGCAGCTGGAACGTGTGCCGCGGCGCCAGCGCCATGACGGCGAACACGCGGGCGATGTACTCGTCAGGCACCCTGGTGTGGAACAGGTCCGACATACTGTTGACGAATATGCGGCGAGGTCGTGTCCATCGCAGCGCCTGGTCGAGCGCGGTTGGGTGGACGGTAACGCCGAAGCCGGGACCTGACGTTTCCGGGTCTCCGTCTACCTGGTATCGGGGAGATCCCATGGCCTTCAACCGTTTTGCCAGAGTCATTGCGTAGCAGTTGTCGCAGCCAGGAGAGACTTTGTCGCATCCGGTTGTCGGATTCCACGTGGCGTCTGTCCATTCGATGCCGGTCTTGTCACCCATTACGCTGCCGCCGCCTTGGCCGCGTCGTACCGGTTGATGCCCCACACGATGGCGTGCAGCGCAACGAGGAAGTGGAAGTCGTAGTCTTTGAGTTCCCATTCCCAGCTGTCGGTGAACTCGAAATCGCCGTGACGGAACTGGGTTAGCGCGTGGTGCGCCATGGTCTCGTCGCCCATCTCGCCGTATTCGTCGAGAAGTACTTCATTGCAGATGGCCCGCCAGAGCGGTCGATGCGGTCCGTCGTTCCATCGGCACCAGTCGCGAAAATGTTCGTACACAAGGCGCTTGAACACCTCTTGGGAGAACGACATCGACCGCACCGGGCCGCGTAGCTTCTCGGCCCAGTACTGCGGATTGATGTATCCAACGGGATTGCGGAAGAACTCGAACATGTCCTCGATACGGGCGAAGTGGAAGTCCTCTAGATCGCCGGTGATCACCAGGTGGCCAGGCCATGTAACGAGGTCGAAGCGCCATATACCGGTACCTGGTTCGGCAAACCGTATATGCCGGTATAGGCCGTTGTCGCGCAGGACCTTCATCTGGTGGTTACGGGTCGATACTTCGAGCATATTCTCGGGTGTCATGGTTGTGTCTCCGTTGGGTTTTCGGCCCATGGTTGGTAGTGCTCGGGGCAGCGGGCGCCGCCTTGGCCGCCCAAGTCGATGGCGATCATGGCGGGGGTGGCGCAGTCAGTTATGCCGCACGGTCCGAGGTCGTCGTCGGCGACGATGAAGGTGATGCCGTCCCCGGATCGGTATGTGCCGGTGCGGAGGTTGACGGTGTTGGCCATCAGATACCCGTCTCGACTGGGTGCAGTTCGTCGCGTTTGTACCAGCGGAACGCATCGGGAACCCGCTTGGCGGCTTCGGGGTGGTCGGCATCGGCTGTCAGGTAGTACTCGCCCTCGTCGCCGACACGAGGCGCGATATGGACGCGGTAGACCTTCGTGCCCCCGCCGATACGCACCAACCTGTTACGGGGTATGCGCTTCATCGTGGTGTCCTTCGGGGGTGTGCAACTTCGGTGTGCTGGGGGTCGCGGTAGCACCAGGGCTGGCCGGACTCGCGGTGGTACCAGTGACCGTCGTTGTGTATGTGCTGATAGATGGCTTCGTCGCACTCGTCGCAGACCGGCTCGGCGTCCGGGTCCAATTCGGCGGGCTCGTCCCTCTCGAACTCGCGGGCGGTGTTGAGGTGGCCAAGCGGGCAGTGGAACGGCGACCCGCTAAGCCACAGAGGCACACCGAAATACGTATTGCAGTGGTCGCAAACGACCGCTGTCAGAACGATCTTCACCTTGATCGGTGGCATCAGTCCTCCTCCGGCCCTATCTCGACGGACGGTGCGACGTCGTGGCCGGTGCCCGCGTGGTGGGTGTCGGCCCATAGGTCGCGGTCGTTCTCGGTGTCAAACGGGAGCTTCATATCGACGCACTCCTGGCAGGTGGCGAGGTAGTACACCGCAGGTCGCCCGGTGAATACCGTTGTGTGGGTGACCCTCTCACCTATCGACGCGGCGGTGTCACCGGCATCACCAACACGCAGCGGGTCCACGTAGAGGAGGTGCGGCCCTTCGTATTTACTGGCTGTGACCACGAACTGCTCGTTGACATGGGTCCGGTGCCCTTGCAGCGAGTTGTGGCGTTTCGCAAAGGCGTCCGCATGCTTCTGGCCTTCGTCGGTACCTGGAAACGCCCAGGTAGCCTCGTCCTCACCGGGCGGGGACGGGCAGTCGATGCAGACGGCTATCCATTCGCGTTGTGTGTCAATGATCTTCACTTATCTGCCCCTCCAATCTTCTCGGCCCAGGCGACGGCTACCGCGGCTGTTTGGATCAGCTCGGCATGGAGTCGTTGGCGCAGTGCGTCGAAGGCGTCGGAGTCCAGGTGTGCTGCGCGGTCGAGGTGGGTTGCCGCCTCGATGGCCTCTGCAACCTCTTCGACGAGGATGTGTGCCCAGGTAGGTTCGCCTTCCCTGGCGGCCTTTTGGCACATGTACTTTGCGCGCATCGCGCTCGGTATGCCGTACTCCTCCGCCATGCGTTCCGGCGTGCAACCACCCGGCCGCTGCGTGAGCACAGTTTCGACGTTCGGGTGGTTCTGGTCGCCCCACTTCGCGTTCTGAGAGATGCGCTCGTAGAACACGATCTGCAACACACGTCCGGTCGGTGTCGTCTCGGCGGCTGGAAGCTCGTTGTGCATCACGACTCACCGCATCCGGCGTCGTCGAACTCGTCCCACGGCACGAACCGTTCGACAAGGGCCTGACCGTCAGTGGATGCCACGACCCGGTCCAGCTCGTCGTCGATAGCTTCCAGCCCCCGCAGGTCAACGAGGCGGCGGCACCAGAATCCCCATAGCCGGGACCGGCGGCCGGTGATAATTAGCGTCCAGCACGGCAGCTTGTGCCGGGTGGCGCTCCTGGCCCATGTGCCGTCCTCGTAACGGTCTTGCACGCTGGTGCTGATCAGCTCGACGCGGTGCGTCCATTTGGCGGGCCGGAACGCTAGTGGATGGTCGCCCCAGAACCAGCGCCATGGCTCCGGCGCCGAGCGCACCGTGCGGCCTTCGTCGGTGACCTCGACGTACTGCCCCCACAGCATCAGGGACAGGAACCACCAGGGGTGGTCGTGCAGGGCGCGGTCATCGTCATCACGCAGGAACTTGTGGAGGTAGATGTTGAGCCACCGGTTGCGAGGGATTACATACCAGCGCAATAGGTACGGCGCCTCGCCTTCTGCACCGATAGGTTGGTGTGGTTCTAGGCGCAGCCACTTGCGTAGCCATCCCTTGTTGGTGGGCGCGGTCATAGACGATCACCCGCTCCGGTCACGCGGAGGCGGGCGGCGACGGTCGGGGCAACGCCGTCCCAGTTGTGCCAGGTGCGGGCGCAGGCTTGGCATATCCAGGCTTCAAACGGGCTGTGGCCAGTCTTGACTTTTAGGGAAGCCTTGCAGTAGGCGCAGCGCAGTAGGGTCTCGAAATGCACGCGTTCTGGTGGCTCATCCGTGCCGCCAGTGAGGCGTTGCATAAGTTTGTCGGTGTCGAAGGTCTTGGAGGTGGCCTCGATCTGGTCGGCGATGCTTCGGACCATGCGGCCGGACAGGTCTAGGAGCGCGTTGACGGCGCGTTCAATGTCGTTGGTGGTCAATGTTTCTTCCCCTTGTGTCGGCGCTGGCGCCGGTTGCCGTCCGGGTGTGCCAACGGGATCTCGTCGCGCTGGTGGGCGCGTTGTGGTTGTGGGCGTGGGATAGACCGGAAGGTGACCTTTGTCTGATCGGCCTCGGGGTCGTAGACCGCGGCCACCGGTGTGTAGAGGGCACCGAAGATGTCCGGCCCCCATCGCTGGTTGACACTCATGACGTGGTCGGCGATGTCGCCCCGGTAGTTGAGGGTGTTCCGCTTGGCTGTGGGGAACATGTCGGCCTGGGTGAGGATGGCCATCAGGGCTCCTTGGCTGGGTCTAGGGCTTCAATGACCGGGTGGATTACCTGTGACGGGGCGAGGGTGACCGCGATTTCTGCTGTTATGGGCGAGAACTCGGCAGCATCAACGGTGACCCCAACCTTGACAGTGATCTGGTCGCGCGCCAGCTTCGCCGGGCGGTTGGCCCGGTACCCGGCGATGCGCAGGCCGTTGACGACCTTGAGTCCGTCGTCGCCTGTGCGGTAGCCGCGCGACGCCTCCAAGATCAGGTAGCCGGTGGCGGTGTGTGTGGTCACCCTGCCGCCGCCTTCTCCTTGGCGGCTTGCTCCGCGGCCTTGATGTTGACCGCGTTCTCGATGATTGGGTCCATGTACGTGTAGGCGTCCCCAGGCAACACGCTTACCTTCACCGTTTCGCCGCGCACCTTCTGGACTGCATTCGCCCAGCGCCGCAACTTGGCGACGTCTGCCAGCTGCTCCGACGAGGGACAGGTGTTGTCTAGCCAGGTGTGCTGGTCGCGGAGGAACTTGCCGCACACGTCTTTCGCACGCGGTATCTGGTGCAAGAAGATCCGGTTGCCCGTCATGTGCGACAACAGGTCCTGCACCTGCACCACGGTGCAGATGGCGCCTTCAGGGAGTCCGTTGGTGACGGCTAACACCGCCACCAACGGGAACTCCTTCCTCCTGCTCACAGCTCGCGGATCGTGTCGGGCGCGGGACCGAACACGGACTTGATGACGGCCAGCTTCGCCACCTCGGCGTCGAACGCTGCGTCCTTGACGTCCCCGGCACGGTCCAGCTTGTAGCCGAGGAGCAAGCCGTCCTGTCCGATGCGGAACCGCAGGCGCGCGGTGAGGTCGTACACGTCGCCGCGTTCGTAGACGGGGATGCGGAGGGTGAAGTGCTCGGGCACCTCGATGTGTCCGCCCTTGCCGCCAGCGGTGGCGGTGGCCTCCTCCTTGTACTGGAACTGCACTTCGCCGGACTGGGTGCGGTGGCCGGACTGGAACTCGACCTTGCGTTTCGTCTGGAAGTTCTGCACGACCTCCATCAGGTCCGCTGCCGGTGGCGAGGTGATGGCCGCCAGGCCGTCCTCTATGTGCTCGGCGAACTGAATCTGGTTGAGCAGCTTGCCGTCGGCCGCCGCCCAGTGGTTCCACTCACGGGACAGCTGTAGCGCCACCACGATGCGGTGGTCACGCCAGCCCTTGTCGTTCAGGACCGCGGTGATGCGGCTGGGGCCGCGGTCGGCGTACGCGACGGCGTCGAGTTGCAGAGCGCCGTCGCTCAGCTTGTTGAAGCTGTCGACGTCAAGCACGGTGGTGGTGCCGCGGTCGCGGCGTGGGTTCGGCAGGAACCGCTCCAACGAGTCGAACTCGCGGTGTTCGTCTTCGTTTGTGACGTACGACAGGATGTGCGCGGTGTCGGGCACTACCTGCTCGGTGCGGTGCCGCTCCGCCGCGTTGGTGAGTTCGGCGACAGCGTCTGCCTCGGTGCGGATTTCGTCGGTCATGGGTCAGGCTTCCTTTCGGATGTTCGTGGTGCTCTCGGCGACCGCTTTCATGGACTCGAATTGGAGTTGCGCCGGGTCGGTGCGGGTGACGTTGCCCTCGCGGTCGACGAACCAGAGGGATACCTGGCGGTCGGCCTGTGGCGCCTTGACGGTCACGTCGTCTTTGATGACCAACATGGAAGTGTTGGCCTGCTCAGAAACGCTGAGCTTCAACGTGAGTGATCCGGCCTTGCCGGTCGCGCGGACGGCGGCGACGACTTCCTTGAGGCCGTCGGACAGCTCGTCGTGCACGCGGCCCTTCTGGAGTTCCCGCAGGAAGTCGGCGAACGGGCGTACCCGGTCCTCTTCCTCGGGGGCTGGAGTGGTCATATGGGCGGTGTTCCTTTCGTGGGGTGTTACTTGATGGGTGCGGGGATGGTGGCGAGTGCGCCGGTGCCGGGCCAGCAGCCCCACGGCGACATGCTCTTGTCCAGTGCCTTGGTGATGCAGTTCTGCACAATCACGTTGGGGTCGTTGGACACTGACGAGGAGAGGATGCGGTTGGCTTCGGCCTGTTCGGTGGCCGTCTTCTTCGCCTGCTCGGCCTTCGCGGTGTTCGCACGCTCTGCGTTCAGCTCGTTGATACGGGCCTCGGTACCGTCGTCGTAGTCGATGGTGGGGACGGCGACGTCCAGGATGTCGACCTGGTCACCTACCAAGGCGCGCAGCTTCTCAGACGCTTCCTTGGCGAAGGTCTCCAGCGGTAACCCGTTGGCCCACTTGGTTGCCAGCGGGTCGAGCTTGGAGAACACGTCGTTGAGTGAGACCTGGAGGTTGCGGGTAATCAGGTTGGTACGGACGTTGTCGAATGACCGGTATTGCACGTACAGCTCGTCGGCGGCGTCCTGTTTGATCTGCCAGCGCACGGATACGTCAGCGTCGGCGGTGGACGAGTTGCCCAGCCGGACCTTGATGCGGCCGTTGCCCTCGTACTTGTCGATCTGGACTGCTGCGTCCATCTCGTCGACCGTCGCCCACGGCTTCTTCCAGTGGAAGCCGTTGGAAAGCGTTTCGCCGGAGGGCCGCCCGAAGACGGTCTCGATTCCGACCTTGCGGGTGCCTACGACCGTGAAGCAGCCGATGAGGAGGACCGCGAAGGCAATCAGGATGCCGATGAGCCCGGTGCCCATCGAGGCGATAGCGCCCTCAGAGTTTCGGTCTAAGAATTTGACGCCTAGACCACCGAGAAATAGCAGCAATGCGATGCCGCCGACGATGAGGAATGTTACGAATTCCCAGGACATTTGGTTAGTTCTCCTTGTTGTTGAGTGCGGTGATGATGGCTGCCGCTTCTGACTCGGACAGGTGGTTGATGTCCGATATGTCCCTGCCGATGACCGTCTTGAGGTAGGCCAGTGCGTCGGCAGCGGATTCCTTGGTGCGGAACGAGTACTTGGCGTTGGCGAGAAGGCCGCGGATAGTGCCGACGTCCTTCTTCGTGGCCAGGAAATCGCCGCAGCTGTTGACCTCTGCCGGGTCGTCCCCGTCAGACGTGCCGCTGCCGGGCGGCGGCGTGGGGTCACCACCGCCCGGCGCGGGGACCTCCTCGGCCCCGGGCTCTGTAGCACCCTCGCGCTCGGTAGCGCGCTGGTCGTCGGGTGCCAGATCACCGGTCGTAGATGCCTCGGGGTCCGTTTCTGGTTGCTTCTTCTCTGCTGCCGCTGCGGTGATTTCGTCGGCCAGTGACGATGCCGCGGCCGGGAATGCCTCGTTTTTGTCGAGCCCGTCGCGGGTGATGGAGGTGTAGGTGATGCCCATCTGGGCGACGTCCCCTGCGTCCCAGGCCCCGCGCTTCTTTCCGATCCGGGCTTCCATCTGGGCCTCGGTGATGCCCAGCTGCTTGCGGAACTCGGTGACCATCTTCTCGATGCGCTCACTGAGTGGGACGCCCTCGCCGTTTTCGAGGGTGGCGCGGCACCGGTTTTGTGCTTCCTCGGTGAACCACTTGGGCAGGATCGCGCTGATGCACTCGCGTACGGCGCGGGCGCCAGCGTTGTTGTTGTTATTGGTGATGTCGCCGAGGTCGGTCAGCTCTTCGCGGCGACCGCGGGCCATGCGGGCGTGCGGGACGATGAAGGTGCGGGTGGCTCGGGTGTTGGTTTGGACGTCCCACGCCCAGGCCAGGATCTCTGATTCCCCCCTGGTGTCGTCGCGGTGCAATTCGTTGACGCCGTACTGGACGTTGCCCCATACCCGGGCCAGCTCGCGCATTAGGTGAACAGACGGGCCGGTGCCACGGTTGGGTACCTGGTAGAACGCTTGGACGGCCATGGCCAAACGGCTGCACGCGTCCCGCATCTCTGCCTCGGCGCGGTTGAGGTCGCGCGGAATCTGTTGCGCGACAATGACAGCCGATTGAACCTCGGCGATTGCGCGGGACTGCTCCACAGACGTCGCCTGGCTGGTGGCGGTACGGGTGGGAGCGGATACGGGCTGGTAGGCGGTGACGGTCACTGGTCTAGGTCTCCTTCTTGGCTGTAGACGGCATAGTTGGGTAGGGATACGGGGTGGATGCCCTGGCCGTAGTCCGGCCAGTGGTCGTTGGCGACGCATCGGGCGTAGAGGTCGATGGCCTTGCGGTTGCGGCGGCGGCCAAGGTCGACGGCCTGCGGGTCAAGTTCCATGACGGACACCAGGTATGGGGCGTCCTTCGACTGGACGATGAATACGAACGCGGCATCATCCGAGATTTCAGCGGCGGCAAGTCCGTCGAGGTACCAGGGAACCTGTTGGTGGTATCCGTATTCGGCTGCGGCCTTGGCGAAGTGAGCGGGGCTGGCACTGGTGCTCGTTTTGTAGTCGACGACAACGAGACGTCCGCGGCCGGGGTTGGGCAGCCAGTCAGGCCGGAAGCGGAGCCGGACACCGGTTTCTGGGTCGTGCCAGTACCCGGACAACTCCGGGGTGCCATCTGACAGCAGTGCGGCGGCCAGTGGGTGTTCGCGGACCTTCGCCGCCATCGCCCGGGCCTTGGTGTCCTCGTCAACGCTCATGGGTACCTGGCCGCGCTGGCGTGCCTCGTCGACGGCCTGCTGCCACATGGCGGTGTGTGTCGGCGCCTTGGACGGTGTGCCGTCCTTGTTCAATCCGTGCACCGCGGGGTCCAAGACTGCGATCTCGCTGCCTTCGCCCAGCACGTACTTGTGTGCGGCGTGCCCAAAGTCGTACTGCTTCTTCGGCTTCGGCGGCTGCTGTTGCTCGTGGTGAAAGATCGCCGGGCAGGACGGTGACAGCAGGGAACGTGCACCTGATGACGACAGGCTGGCTCGGTCGGCGTGGTACGCCTCGTCGGGGATACCGGCGTACACGCCGTCCACGGCGGGTATCAGCTTCACGTCGGCGGCGGTCATGCGTTGCGGCCCTTCGGTAGGTAGTTGTCGTGCAGGTAGATGTCGTGCAGCGGTAGCGCGATGGGGGTGTCGTATAGGTCCTGGCCGTGGGTGAGGGTGAGTCCGACTGCTTCGGCGTCCGCCGGGTTGGTGGTGACCCAGTGGTGGCAGTCGCGGCACAGGTGCACGATGTTGGCGGGGTGCCAGCCACCGCCCTGTGAACGATTGCGGCGGTGGTGCATGTCAGTCCCGTGCTGCTTGCCACACCACTCGCACCAGCCCATTGACCGGCCCTTGACGTGTTCACGGGTCAGGTCTTCGTTCCACTCGGTGATGTACGGCTCTGCCCAGATGTCGTCGGTTGTCACGCTGCGGCGCGCCGTTCCCAAAGGTGTTTGACGCGTGGGGTCCACGGCTCGCAAATCTCGAACCTGTCGCCCGACATGGGGCAGCGCGCGATGCCGTGTGGGTCGTGGTGTGTGAGGACGTTGCCGTTGGGTGTGCGGAACACGGTTGCACCGCATACTGGGCAGCGTCGCCGCGCGCTCATTCGTCGTCACCGGGGGCCTCGCGAAGCACTTTGTCTCGTACCCACTTACGGGCTGCGGCGCGCGCAGCGGTGGTGGTTGGGAACGGTCCCGGGTGAAAGTGCACGTTGCCCTTGTTGGAGAGCCAGCGCCAGCTCCAACCGGTGCCGTCGTTGCGTTTCTGGGTGGTTATGGCACCCGGTAGCGGCTTGGCCTTCTTGCGTGCTGTCATGCCGCTATGCCCTTCTTGCGTAGCCGCTTGAGCCGTGCTTCGACGGATTCCGTTGTGACTCCCATGCGTTCGGCGATCTGGTCGTTGGACAATCCGAGGTCGAGGTAGTCGCGGTAGAGGTCGATCCATACGACCTGTCCTCCGCGGATGTGGGCCGTTGCGGCGGGGTCGTCGATTTCGGTGTCGTCCCATGCCACTGGCGGCGGCCATCCCCTCTGCGTGGCGATGCGCCGTGCGACGTTGGAAGGACCTGGTACTTCCTGTAACTCGCGGTACAGGGCGTCGATCTCTCGGGCGCGTGACACCGTGACCTTCTTGACGGCGCCGGTTGCGACCTTGGACAGGCGGCCGGGGTGTAGCCCGAGGCGCACCGAGAGGTGCTGCTGCGACCATCCGACAGCGGAGAGGGCGAGAACGCGGCGCCGTGAACCGGTGGCATCTATCCGCGCGCCAGCGGCCATCTGTGGCCCAAACGGACACACGGGCACCGGTATAGCGAGGATTGCGGCGCGGGTGGTTCGTTTCACCAGGCGCTGGTCTTCCCGGGTCAGGAAGTCGATGGCCCGGTGGGTAACTCCGGCAAGTTCCGCGATCCGGGATATGCCGACCCCCGCCGCCATCAGGGCGAGGACGCGGGTGCGGGTGTCGTCGGCCGGTACGTGCAGCGGGCTCCAGCGGCCGTCGGAGACAGCGAGGCGCCGGTACTTGGCGTAGTGAGTCGGGCACAGTCCGCGGGCCTGTACCAACTCGGTGCAGTTGGGCCGGGTGCATTCCTTCCTCATGACGCGCGGTTCCTACGGCGCGCCTTGCGGGCCGCGCGGTTCCGGCGGCGCCGACGCTGGACCTCGTCAGCGGGCACTGTCCCGGCGTAGGTGTTGGCCTGTCGTTGCAGTCCCAGGAAGACGGCGTACCCGAGGGTGCTGGAATTGGCGGCTGCTTGCTTCCGGAGCCGCTCCATGGGAGACAACTTGCTCGTGGCGATCTCGATGTTCTTGCTCACCAGTTGGTTGTGGCGTGCGACGGGGTCGTTCATTGGTCCTTCCCGGGGTAGAGGCGGCGGAAGCATTCGACGGTCGCGCGGGCGTCTCCCAGCGCGGTGTGCTCGGCCTCATTGGTGACGCCGAGTAGTTGGCACACCCCGGCGAGGCCGGGTATGTCGTCGGGGGCGATGTTGAGAGTTCCTGCGGCGTAGGCGCATACGTCTGCTAGACGGTGATGCCATGGCGCCTCTACGCGAGTGCTGCTACCGGGTAGCCGCGGCTCCTGCTGGAGTAGCCACTCGTAGCCGATCAGCAGCATGTCGGCGTCAAACCGGGGATTTGCGCCTGCCAGGGTCTGCCCTTGTAGCAGCTCGAAAACGTCTTGGTAGCAGCGGATTGACGTGTCGCGGTCAAGCTGGTCCTTGTACAGGCCCTGCTCGTAGTACATGTTGATCCGCATGGCTTCCCGGTCTGCCTTGCCCAGCTCATCTCCGGTGATGAAGGGCACGAAGCGGATTTCGCGCCCGGTCTTGAGGTTCACGGCCGCCACTTCGACTGGGAGGTGGATATTCCGGTCTAGTCCGGTTGTTTCCAGGTCGACGACCCACACGTCACGGCTCACGCTGACCTCCAGCGGGCGGCCTTGGTGTACAGGTCGATGAGTGGCTGATGCCATGGGCAGTAGGCAGATACGGAGAGGGCGATGACGCGTCCGGCGGCCTGGTCGGTGAACCCGCGCTGGTTGAGGGCCTGTCCGATGCTGTTGATGCCGTGGAAGGTTGGGTCGGCGCCGACGATGACGCAGACTGCGCCGCCGATGTCGTTGGCGACGTCGTTGACCCGGTCGGCCGATGCTGGCGCTGCGGTCGCGAGCGCCAGTACGGCGGCCATAGCCACGGTGGGAAGTCGGCGCATCATGCTGCGGCCTCCACCAGTGCCACGAGGTCGCGTACTCGGGGCACCCGGTCCCCGTAGATGTCTGGATACTCGTCGGCACGCCGTAGATAGCCGTCGAGCGCGCCTCGGAATCCCTCGCGTTCTTCGGCGGTGAGCACCGACCACTCATCCGGCAGGGCCACGGCGGCGGCGCCATAGATCGCGTTGCTTCCGAGGTTGCCCCCGGGGTCGGTGATCACGGACATACTGGCCCGGCGGTCGTAGAAGGCGGCCTTGTAGAAGACGCTGACGCGTTCTACGCCGCGGTCGTCGACGATGGTTGAGTGCATGGCGTGTTCGCTGCCCTTGCGCGACCACCCCTGCGGGAGGGTGGCGCAGACGAACAGTGGGTCAGCCTCGACACTTTCGCCGCGTTGGAATCCCCACTGTTCCAGAACATCCCAGCCATTGATGCCGAGCATTCCGTCGCCCTCACCTGACCACACCCGCCCGGCGTCGGCAGGGAGGAGGTCGGATTTGAGGAGCTGCTGTTGCCCGGACCGCTCCATGCCCTCGATGTAGTTGGAGGTGTTGCCGTCGAGGCAGCCGACCAGATGTTCGATGGGGTGGCGTTGCGAGGTGTTTTCAATCATGCTGCTGCACACCAGATTTCGGCCGGGCTGCCGTGCTTGGCGGTCAGCTCGTCCCAGATTGGGTTAGGGCTCGGCGGCACCGGAGGTGGTGTTGGTTGGACACCGAATAGGGCGCGGCGCCACCACTTGGTTTCACGTATGGGCATGGCTGTCTCCTCGTGCTGAGTAGGTGGTTGATCAGGTGAGTGCTAGCTGTTGGCTGCCGCCGAGGCGGTAGTGCATTTCCGCGACCCCGTTAGGGGTTAGGTAAATCTGTTTGGGTCGTTCTTTGGTTTGCCCTGTGGGCGTTTGGTATTCGCCTCCGTCATGGAGTGCGAGGTAGCCGAGCGTTACGGCTTCGGCGTAGGCGATCCATCGGTGGTCACGGCCGCGGAAGATCCAGTCCTCGTCCTCCATGGCGTCGAATAGCTGGTCGCGGCCGATACTGATGGACGGGTCAAGGGATAGCAGGCGCGCGGCCTCGGCGACGGTGTGATCGCCGGTGATGTCGACGAGATGCATTGGCAACTCGGGGCGTTCGTGGATGCGCGCCATGTCATCACCGGGCCGCCATGACACTGGCCATCAAGACGGCGCCGATGAATGCGCCGAACAGGAGCATCCAGACAAGCGGTACGACTACCTCGCGGATCACCGGAGTACTTCCTGGGCCGGTGCGCCGACGAGCTGCGGGAAGTTGGTCTTGTTCCAGCCTCCCTTGGGCTGCTGCAACCGGGCCACGTGGTGGTCGGATAGCCAGTGGTTGAAGGCGGCGACGAAATAGCCGATGGCCTCGGCGTCGGGCATCTTGAAGCCTTCACCGCGGACGCGATCAAACCTGTTGCGCAGTGCAAGGATTGGCGATCCGATTTCGAGGCCAACGCCGTCGAGGGTGCGTTGGAAGAATTCTGAGGTGACCTCCACGCCGTGGATGCGTCCGATGCCTGCGTAGACGGCCATGATGAGTCCGCGGCGCGCCTTGATGCGCGTGTAGTGGGTGCCGCGCCTGATCAACTCAAAAGTGTCGGGGTTGGCAAGGGTCCACTCGACAATCTCAGAGCTGGTGACCGAGCCGGTGGCGCGGTCGGTGTAGAACCAGCCGCGCTCCCAGATGATCAGCGTCTTGACGGCCGAAGCGTCGGACTTGGAGGCGGTGATGCCGGACAGGTTGAGTTGGTCGCTGGGTGACCGTTTGGTGCCCTGGTCCATGGTGATCTGGGTTTCCGGCGGCAGGTTGCGGATTACGACCGAGTCGATGGATACACCGCACAGGGAGATCGCGTGGAGGCGGTGTTGGCCGTCCAGCAGGGCGCCTGCGGTATCGAATTTGATTGCCTCGCCGTTCATCTGCCAACGGCCTGCCTCCATGTCGGCGGCCAGCTGGATGACCTTGCGCTCGTTGAGGGGCCGGTTGTGGGTGTTGAACTTGAGGTATTCGTCGGCGGTCGTGCCGTCGATGGTTTCGATGTCCGTCGTGATGGCCGGGGGCCGGTGCAGCGGTATAGCATTCGACATGAAGCAACTCCTTGTTGTGGTTACGAGGGGAACTTCTCGATGACGCGTTGCAGCGCGTCCCGTGCGCGGACCAGGTCGCTCTTGCGTAGGGCGAGTTGGTCCGCGTTCTTGTCGAAGCGGTCGTCAGCCGCCAGTGCCTCTACCCGCTTCACCGCCTTCGTGACTGCCGTGGTGGCGTCGTCGAAGGAGTCTGTAATCGGCTTCCGGCGCGCCGGGGCGGGCGCGGTCTCGGGCTCCGGATCGTCTTGCTCAGGGCATTGGTCGTGTATGACGCCGAACTCGTCGAACCGCTCGCGGTCCTCTTGGGTGGCGTTGTCGTACAGGTCGGCTCGGGCGCCGCAGTGGCAGATGGCGAAGGACGTGAGCTGTGGCTCGACGCCGTCGGCTTGGGGTGCGTTGTGCACGACTGAGTACCCGTCGCCGGAAATGAGTAGCGACGGGGTCAGTGGTGGCCCGGAGGCCGTCCCGCCGTGGGGCAAGGGGGCGGTCTCCGGGTGGTCTTCGGTTGTGGGGAGGTCTGGCACGACGGCCAGGTGAGGGCGAGCGGGCTGGGTAGACGCGTAGGTCTTGCCGTCGGTGCCCATGACCGCCGCAGGTGCGGCAGATGCCGCGCCTGACAGGTCGCGGCGGACTGTGCGGTCATCGACCCCTATTGCGGAGCCGATGGCACGTGTGGACAGGCCGAGGTCGCGCAGGGACTGCACTACCTCGCCGCGGGTCTCGCGGGGGAGCTTGAACCAGGTGGACCCGAACTCGCGTTCGCAGTAGACGTCCCAGGTCGGGTATCCGAGGACTGCCCAGGCGCGGTCTGTGTATGCCTTGGCGATGAGGTCCCAGGTGCGGTCAATTGTGGTGCGGATGCGCTCGGTGAGGTCACGAGCGGCCGATGGGGACATGGCGGTGGCTGCGATGGTGCTCATGAGGCGGCCTGGGCGTAGTCGTTGAGGTCGCGGGTGGCCTGGCGTGCCTGTGCATATAGGCGGACGGCCTGGTGGTCGAGCAGGTAGGTCTTGCCGACGAGTCGGGCGGGGATGCGGCCGGACACGGCGAGTGCCTGGAGAGTCCGTTTGGAGACGTTGTAGGTCGTCGCGGCCTTAGTGACGGTGATCTCGTCTGGCTGCTCAGGTGTCTCAGCGGTGGGTGCGGCCATACGCCCATCTTGCGCATATTCGCATAGTGCGCGCAAGCACCCTTGTGGAAGTTTTCGCAGCTAGTGAACTTATGTCGACTTTGCAGCAATCAGGGGATGTTTGCGGATTAGGTCAATTTGCACCACCTTGCGTGGGTGCGCGTACGCGCATACCATGCGCATATGACCGTTGCATACGAAACAGGGAACATCCCCCCAATGCGTCTGCGATACCGCCTACAGATCGCACGGGAAGAAGCCCAACTAGATCAAAGGCAATTAGCCGAAATGATGGGGGTCGGCCGGTCGGTTATTGGCAATTGCGAAAAGGGCCGAACCGTCCCGAAGAAGATTGTTCTTAATGCCTGGGCATTGGCCTGTGGCGTACCAGTGAGTTGGTTAGCCGACGGTGAAGGCGAGCAGCCGCCCGAGGGCGACGGGCCTTCTGTGGTGCGCCCGAAGGGATTCGAACCCCTAACCTTCTGATCCGTAGTCAGATGCTCTATCCGTTGAGCTACGGGCGCTTACTATTCAATTGTTGCAGGTCAACAGGTTTGGCCTGCAGACCGACGCGGAGGCGAGAGGATTTGAACCTCCGGTCCCCCGTAAAGGGGACAACTCATTAGCAGTGAGTCCCATTCGGCCGCTCTGGCACGCCTCCTGAACTTCCTGAGCGGGACTCCGAACCCATAAAAATGGATCCCGAACCGCCGAGGGCACAGAGTACAGGGCCGCGCGCCCCAAAGGCAAAGCCGTTGGTCGTCATCGGGCCCCACGTGCCCCGATAGTCTGGTGACGTGCCCGCACGACTTCGCCCCGAGCTGACCGAACTACCGGCCTACACACCGGGCCGAAACGTCCCCGGCGCCATCAAGCTCGCCAGTAATGAGACCGTGCAGGAACCACTGCCGAGCGTGCGGGCCGCCCTCGCCGAGGCGGGATCGCTAATCAATCGGTACCCCGATAACGGCTACGCCGAGCTGCGCTCGCACCTGGCCAAGCACGTCGACATGCCACCCGAGCACATCGCGGTGGGGTGCGGGTCGGTGAGCCTATGCCAGCAGCTGGTCCAGATCACCGCAACGGTGGGCGACGAGGTGCTGTTCGGCTGGCGGTCCTTTGAGACCTATCCGTTGGTGGTGCGGGTCGCGGGGGCGACTCCGGTGCCGGTACCGCTGGTCGACCACACCTATGACCTCGCCGCCATGGCGGCCGCCGTGACCGACGTCACCCGGCTGATCTTCGTCTGCAACCCCAACAACCCGACCGGCACCGTGGTGCGGCCCGCCGAACTGCGGCGGTTCGTCGAGTCGGTGCCGCCGCATATCCTGATCGCGATCGACGAGGCATACGTCGAGTACGTACGCGAGGACTTCACCGACAGCCTCGCACTGGTGCGTGAGCACCCCAATGTCGTTGTCTTGCGCACCTTCTCGAAGGCGTACGGCCTGGCAGGGCTGCGAGTCGGCTACGCGGTCGGCGATCCCGATGTGATCACCACACTGGGCAAGGTGTACGTACCGTTCAGTGCGTCGAGCCTCGCGCAAGCCGCCGCGGTGGCTTCCCTCGGCGCCGCCGAGGAGCTGCTCGCGCGCACCAATGACGTTGTCACCGAACGCGCCCGGGTGACCAGCGCACTGCGGGAAGCCGGCTATCAGGTGCCGCCGTCGCAGGCGAACTTCGTGTGGTTGCCGCTGGGTGAGCGCTCCACCGAATTCGCCCAGGCCTCCGCGGAGGCTCGAATCATCGTGCGCCCCTTTGGCACTGACGGAGTCCGGGTGACCATCGGGGCACCGATGGAGAACGACGCGTTCCTGAAGTTCGCGCGCACCTGGCGCTAG